GGGGCGGCGCAAACGGGAAAAGAGGTATCTATAGTCGGACTCTCGTATTTCCGTGACCTCGTCCATCCCTATGAATTGGAATTCCGAACCCTTATAACGAAGATAGTCATTAACGTTATTCAGGTATCCAAAAGATATTCTTGCCCCAGATGGGAATGTAGCAATGAACGTATTGCTGTTCCAGTGGATATCGTCGTAGTGAGACATCCAGGACTTAAAACGGTCCATCAACGCTCCAGGTAGCGACAAGTCAGCAAAAGTTCTACGAAAGAGAATTGCTGAATAACCAGGAATATCTACGTATTGAAGTGCCGACATCAGTAAAGCCGAAGACTTACCACCACCAGCAGCACCTCCAAAAAGGGCTTCGAGCGCATGGGTTCTGAGAAAAACCTTCTGATTGAGAGAAGGCTCTTCTGGGCAGAATGGAGTCTCCTTTGGCGTGAGATACTTTAGTACCTCATCCCAATTTGGTTTATTAGCCATCAGATTTGCATTCCCTAATGTCGTTACTCGTGTTTATAGGCTACTGTATGTTATATGCCCAAACTGAGCACTCTGCCCAATAAGTTCAAGTCCTTGATAAAACCCAAACTAAACAGACGTACGTTCGCTAATCTGTTCATGGTTTCATTTATACTATGTACGAGTATTGGAGCAGGTTTAATATTCCCGCCAGCGGGATTAGTGGTTGCCGGACTGACGTGCGGTCTATTTGGTTTGTTGTTAGGACTTGAGTAAAATATGCCTTGGAATCCATCAGAAAATAAGTCTCTTGGTCAAAAACAAAATAAGTCTGCCATTGGTTATGGTGCCCCTGTATCCAGCAACCCAAGTTACTCAGATAAGCCATACAGAGACTCATGGGATATTGAGCGTGCCTACAGGGAAGGTATGCAAAAAATCACCTGGGTTAACAGGTGTATTGATGCAATTGCCGGGAACCAAGCAAGACTCCCAATCATCCTAAGAAAAGATAATTCGAAGGACGGAGAAATCGTAGTTGGCCGTGAGGCAAAACGCTCTTCACTGCTTGAGCTTCTCAACGTTAAATCGAACATTGGCGAAAACTCTTTTATTTTTAGATACAGACTTTCAGCTCAATTGCTCCTTGGAACTCGTGGTGCATTCATAGAGAAGATTCGTGGGCGTGATGGTGGAGTCATCGGTTTGAACCTTTTGCCACCACAATCAACCGCACCAATCCCTGACGCCAGGACATTTGTGTCTGGTTACGAAGTACAGATGCCTTATGGCAAAAAGATAATCATGAAGCCAGAGGATGTTGTCTGGATTAGAAGACCACACCCACTCGACCCATACTTGTCTCTAACCCCATTGGAAGCATCCGGAGTCGCTGTAGAGATAGAAAACTTAGCCAAGTTGTACAACAGAAACTATCTTCTTAACGACGGAAGACCTGGCGGTTTGCTTGTTGTTAGGGGCGAGATTGATGAAGATGACAAGGAAGAATTACGTAATAGATTTAGGGGTAATTTAGGAAAAACTGGACACACCACAGTCATTGCTGCCGACGAAGGTGTCGACTTTGTTGATACATCTGCAAACCCAAGAGATGCTGCCTATATACAGATGCGCCAAATCACCAAAGAAGAAATTCTTGCTGCGTTTGGAGTTCCAGAATCTGTAATTGGAAATGCTTCGGGAAGAACATTCAGCAACTCATCTGAAGAGATAAGAGTTTTTTGGGTTGAGACAATGCTTCCCCACCTGGAGCCAATAGCAAGAGCGCTTGATGAACTTGATGAAAAGTACTACCTCGACTTCGATACAAGCGAAGTTCCAATCTTGTTGCTTTACAAGCAGGAACGTGAGAGATACCTAAAAGAAGAACTCGGTCAGGGTCTTATCTCTGTGAACGAATACAGAATTGCAAGCGGAAGAAAAGAAGTTGAAGCAGACCTTGCTGACTCTTTGCTTATGAATCCAAACTTGATTCCTATTGCTAATACGAAAAAGAAGATGGAAGAGAACGCTGCACAGATACCTGGCGGCGCTCCTGGGGCACCAGGAATGCCTCCAATGCCAGGGATGCCAGGGATGCCGCCTGTAGAGGGTGCTGTTCCTCCGCTTGACCCAAACACAATGCAGGGCGCAATGGCTGAGGTCGCCGCTACTGGTGCTGGCGATATGGCTCAAACAACGCTCCCACCAGAGGTCGCCGGAATGGCTCCAGCTACTGGGGCAGCTCCAATCCCACAAGGAATGGCAAGCGACCCACAGGATGGTTTTCAGTACAAAACAGCACTAGCAGAGGATTTTGATAAATCGGAAATGGCGATTGAGCGCTGGTCTGAAATCCTCTCTAGGGGAATTGAAAGAGTCGTCGAAAGACAGCAAAGAGTCGTCTTGGAGAAAGCTGGAAGTAGCAAGTCAAAGAAAGCTCTCATGTCCGGAACCCTTGACCTTGATTCAATTTTTGCCACAGAGACGTGGAATAAGCAGATGGAAGATGACCTTCGCCCTGTTATCTCGGCAATAATCAACGACTCTTTTGAGTTCAGAAAAGAATCATATTCTCAAAAGGGACTCAAGCCAAGAACGATTGCCCCTGCAACAATCAAGAAAAATATTGATTCACAGATATCACGAATAGTCTCAATGAACTCTGGAATTCGTTCCTCGATGGAGGAAATGATGATGAAGTCATTCTCTCATGCAGGAGAAGAGCAGAGATTCTCCGTCTTTAGAGAAGAGATTGTTGGTATGTATGCGAACATTCTCGCCAAAGACCAATTGGAAATTTCTGAAACAGAAGCAAAAAATGCATGGACGTTTGGACAGGTTGGATAGTTTCATTAAACTATTTCTGTAAAACATTCAGTTTTTTAAAATACTTACATTCTGGAACATGTTTTTCGTTTAATATCGACTAGCAGCCGAGAGAAGTTGGTTCCAAAAATGTCAAATGAAGCATTCGAATACAAAGCAACGTCGGCACATGGCGCAAAGTCAGTAAACGGACCAATCAATCTTGATGAGGCCGAGGGAATAGTCGAATGCTTCGTGGCCGGAATTGGCAATAAAGACTCAGTTGGTGATGTTTGTGCTTCGGGGGCTTTTACTAAGAGTCTGCTCCGCAGAAAGCCAAGAGTTGTATGGGGCCACAACTGGAACGACCCTATCGGAAAAGTTCTAGAAATTTACGAGGTTGGACCACAGGACCCACGTCTTCCGTTGAAAATGAAGATTGCTGGCATAGGCGGTTTGTTCGCAAAGGTCCAGTTCAATTTGAATTCAGAAAAAGGCAAAGAGGCATTTCTTAACGTTGCTTTCTTTGGGGAAGAACAAGAGTGGTCTATTGGCTATAAGACCCTAAGAGCTCAGTTTGACCAAAAGGCACAAGCGAATATTCTTTATGAAGTTGAACTTTATGAAGTCAGCCCTGTTCTGCACGGAGCAAATCAGCTGACAGGAACGATATCCGTAAAGGCAGACGATTCTGCATATGGAACTCCTATCGCGATGATGCCTCAGAGGGATGAGAGCAACGGCTACGAAGAAATGGAAAAAGAACTTTCAAATCTTTTTGGCGCGAAAGTTTCTGTTCACTCAATAGATGGTGACGAAGTTGTATTCACGCGCCACGAGATGAGTGGTGCCAAGAAGTACAAGTGTGGCTTCATGAGAAGCCAAGGTCGATACATGTTTGGGACGCCTGAGGTAATCAGCATTCCACAGTCTCCAGTTCGCACTCCACAGTCAGCACCTATGCCTATGGTTAGCGGAAGGCCTATGCCGGCAAACGAGCCACAGCGCGTGATTAGACCTCAACAGATGCCATCCATACCAGTCGCCGTAAAGCCAAGTGGCGATGGACTAACAATGATTCCTCTTCCTGCAGTTCAGTATGATTCAAACGCAAAACCATCTTTGGATAAGGAAGAGGCAGACCTTCGCGATGCCTTGCTGAAGATAGTTTCACGCCACGGTAAATTCAATGAAGATTCAAACGGTGTATGGGCTGGATATAGCCCTGCAGAAGAAAACGAAGTAGCACGCATCGGTGTTAAGTGCTCAAACTGCGTCTTCTACCAAGGCGGCTCAAAGTGCAAAATCATTGACATGCCAGTCGAACCAGAAGGAAAATGCAGATTTGCAGTTATTCCAAATGGAATTGTTTTGAGCAGTGGCTCCAAAGAACTTGAAGAGCATGTTTCCGAAGCAGAAAATGCAATTATTGATGTTCTTGAACTCAAGTATCCAGGCGAGTTTGTTCTTGGAATTGTTAGAAATGCGGTTGGCAAGAAAAAGAAGAAAAGAAACAAGTACAAGAATCTTGCAGAGTTCGGCGATGACGATGATATGGGTGAGAAGTCGTACGTAATACCAGTCGAGCCAAGTTTTGCATTTAGAGTAAAAACAGCCCTTGACCCAATATTTGATTACCACAGAGCAGAGACTTTTGTTGACTCAGAAGGAATAGTCATTATCTCCGGGGTAACTGAAAACCTCATAGACGCAGTCGATACGGCTCTCCACAACTTAAAAAAAAAATTCTCAGAACATGAGATAGAGGGTAAAGCCCTCGGTTACAGAATAGGTCGGTCGCTCGGCTCAAGAGCAATTGATAGACCAAATATCGGTGGCGGCAAACGCAGGGGTCGTGGATTTGGTATGCCGGAAGGCGACCTTGACCCGCGAACAAGAGTCGACAAGAACAGAGACGGAACTCTTTTTGACAACATCCCAGGATGGGAACAACCAGACCCAACTCCAGACGGACCTGGTTCAGTCAATAACCCAAAGCTTTCCTCATCACAAAGAAGAGACGTTGCAAATATCCCTGGCGAAGGCGGCAAGGAGAAGCCTGGCAAAACGATTACCAGTAGAGAACCAAAATACGAAGCAGATGATGTAAGTGACATTCTCGATGGCGACGCAAAACCAGTAAAGAAAGCTGCGAAGAAAGCAGTTGCGAAGAAAGCTCCTGCAAAGAAGGAAAAAGTAAAACGCGGTGAACTCGACTTCAGCAAGAAGCCAAAAACCGATAAAGAAAAAACACCATCGCTATCTTCTGGTGAGCAGGAAAAGAGACTCACCCGCCACTCTGGTGACCCAAAATTTGAGTCACTTGTATCTCCGGAAGAACTTGAAAAGCGTAAGAAGTTTGAAGAAGTAATTAAAGACTGGAAAGACTCCGGGTACGGCTGGACTGATGTTCCTAGATATAAGCCAGATGCCTACAGGTCCCCTGATTACCTACGCGGAAGAGAGATGGGCGTCAATCAAGCCAGAGTCATGTGGCTTGGTGACGATACAAATAGACGTCCAGCAAAATTTAGCGATAAAAACACTTCCTCTGTCGATTACCGAGATTGGTATTCGGGAATGGTTATGCGCGCTGGCACCTTCCTTGAAGCATCACGTGGTGATGACAACGAATTCTACAACGGCATGGAAGATGCGATGCATGAATTCATGTATAACAACAGACCAGATGCAACTGGATTTAGGGGTATTGGTCCAGATGGGAAAGATGGCCTATCCGACTGGATGCGTCAATACGGTTTTGACTCATTATCGCCAGTCCCATTAAGAAAGAAAAAAGAAGCAAAGAAGAGAAGTTCACTCTCCCTCTCTTCTGGAGCAGACGACGATACAAGACCAAATTTTGACGAAGAAAATTACGAGAGCGATACAAATGTAGATTTCTACGACACTCTTCTTGACATGATGGGCCCAGAAGAAGAAAGACCAAAAGTCACTTCTCGCAAAAAGCCAAAAGACATGAGTGATGAAGAGATTTATCGCAAGAGAATGACAACTGGAGCTTCTCTGCAAGATGTTGCGGAAGAGCTTGGTCTAACTAGAATGGAAGTTAGAAAGCGCGAACAACGACACATGCGCAAAATGCGCAAAGAAAAAGACGGCGTATCACTTTCTTCTGGGGCAAGCGACGACTGGGCCACTTCTAGAGGATATGAGCCAGACAGATTCGACCTTCGCGAAACAATGAATCAAATTGGCAGAGGGAACATAATGGCTATATCCGGTGGCCGCGTTGAGCGTAGAGGGAATGAAATGATTCTTCCTTCCACAAAGGACCAGCAAGTAGTCATCGGGTATAACTCTGTTCCAGACCTCTACTACGTCAGAGCTGAGCAGAAAATAAATACAGGGAAAGACAAGGGAACCAACAGAATCCTTGCGCAATGGGACGAGGTTTATGCTGACGAAATTGGCGAACTCGCATATCAGGCAAGCCTTAAGCCAGCAAACCTCAATAGTGAAAACAAAGAATACTGGAAGCTCGGCAAGGGAAATCAATTTGCAGACAGACTCGTTGATAGACGTAGCGGAAAGCTCGTAAGCAGAGACTCAAGAAATCTCCCATCGAAGCCAGCGACAGAAGAGAGCCCATCCCTCTCTTCTGGTGGTAGGGGTCGCGACTACTACAACTACGACATAACAACAACCGATGAAGGAAACGGATTACTCGACCAGGTGCATGATTACCTTGAAGAGAACCCTCTAATCAAAGATGACATAACAACCGATATTGCAGACATGCTCGGTGGAGATGGAATAGTTGAAGCTAATGGCTTTGACACAAAGAAGGCATTTGACCTGGTTACTGGTGGAGACGATGAGTTCCAGGATTATATGGACATCGTTGATGATGCCATGGATGCTCTCAACAATGGCTCTTTAGCAAAGCACAAGGCAACCGTTCGGGATACGAATGTAAGACTTGAGTCAGTAAAGCCTGGAAGCAATGAAGCAGGAAAGCTAGAAGCAATCCGCGATAGGTCGTATGAGTGGATTGGCGACATAAATAAGTATTCACGTGTATCCACGATTAAAGATAAGAAGAATATTGAAGCTAGCGACGTAGCAACAAGAATGATTTCCAAAGAACAGGATTCTCTCTGGAATGCTCGTTCTGCAATAACAGAAAAGTACATTGAAGATATTGCTTCTGCTGGCAAAGAATCCAAGCGTCGTGTTCCTATTGAGAAGATGGAGTCAGACACCAACAAGGTCCCTGAGTACAACTTGGCTCTTTCATCTGGCAGTGTCTTTGGCGACAAGCCAGCATCAAAAACCTTGGCCGATAAGGCTGATGGTCTTTCTTTGTCATCTGGTGAAAATAAAAAGATTTATGACGAAATAGGAAAGTCCATTCTTGAAGCTCTCATCGAGATGGAAAAAAATCCAACTGCAACGTACTGGGACGTACCTTGGAGAACCCCTACTCTTTACGCAAAAAACCCAACAAGAAGTCGCCTATACCAGGGCATGAACTCACTCTTGCTCGCTAATTCTCATAGACAAAATAAATACAGGGGAAATTTCTGGGCTGGCAAAACGCAATGGGCGAAGTTCGGTGGGAAGGTGAAGGATGGCAAGGATGGGGTAAATATCCTTGTCCCGAGAGAGGGTTCTACTGGTAAATATTTTATTGTTCAGACTGTATACAACTTGGACGACATTGAAGGTCTCCCAGATGCATACGTAAAGAAGCTGTTGGATGTTGGCAAAGAACGTCTTGACCCTGCACTTAAAATAAAAGATGCTGAGGCAGTAATAGAAGAAATTAAGCCAGTCATTAAGTTTGGTGGAGATGGGGCTTTCTTTTCCCCAAGCGAAGATTTAATACAGATGCCTTTGTACGAAATGTTCAAGTCTCCAGAACAGTATTACGGAACACTCTTCCATGAACTAACTCACTGGACAGGTGGCGCGGCACGTATAGATAGGCAAACTGTAAGAGATTACGGAAAAAATAAAAAGATTCGTGCATCAGAGGAGCTGATTGCAGAAATGGGTTCTTCATTTCTTCTAGCAGCAGTCGGAATAACACCAGAAGTAAGAAAAGACCATGTTGTCTATATAAAGAGTTGGATTTCAAACCTCAAAGAAGACCCAGGCGCATTTATTAAGGCGATGGAAAAAGCGCAGCAAGCCGCTGATTACATTATGGATAGGTCTCCAACGATGAGGAGACTTGCAGGTGTTCCAGACACTGAGCGCAAAGGTAAACCAGATGTTACAGAAAAAGCCACAGAAGCTGTTGGCGCTGCAACCGATGAGGCAAAGGACTCTGTAATCGCTCTTTCATCTGGCACTCAAGTTGGTGTTAGAAAAGTAAAAGAACTTAGATACTTTGGCGATGAAAAAGAATATGGCTCAGGCATAACTCAAAGAGACTCCAGTGGAAGGATTCTTGATGAATCTGGAGCACTTTCTCTTTCGAGTGGTGCAAAACCAATCGTCAGCCTTGACGGTAAAACAACGATTCCAAGACTAGACGACTCTGTCTCGTATAGAGAAAAGTATAAGTTCCTTCCTGATGAATTTGAACCAACAGAACAACAAAAGGCTTCAATAGACACGCTTGTTCATATGTTGGAAAGTGAGACATCAGGAATTGTTGCAATTGGTGCAGGCGCTGGTTCCGGAAAGACCACTAACCTCAAGCAGAATGCTCGTGCTGTTGCAGCACTTTACCCTGGTAAGCAAATTTACTACACAGTATTTAACAGGGGAAATGCAAAAGACGGCAACAGAGTAATGCCTAGAAATACAGGTGTTGCAACCGGTAACCAAATAGCTTATTGGTCACTTGTTCTTGGAACTGGAGATGCGTTCTATGGGGCTGGAACGACTAGAAAGATACAGCTTGGAGTTGGTCCAAGAGACTCTAAGAAGTTGCGAGGAGCAAAACGTAACACCGTAAACGTTGCAACCACGTTTGAGGGAGAAACAAAGGAATTCACAGGAGAGATACCAGGGTACAGAGAGCTTGGGTACACAAGCTATGACTCTGCACCGAATATCGCAGAACGCCTTTCTAAAGATGGGATTGTTGACGAAGAAACTGATGATGGTTTTACTATTTCCCAAAATCTCAAAAAAGCTCTTGGCAGGTTTGCTGAAAGTTCGGATGAGAAGCTGTCAAAACAACATTTCCTACTTCGTGATATAGAAAAAATTCAGGCATTACAAAAGGGCGAACCAGTACCAACCGAAGATTCAATCGATGAAAAAATGGTTCAATATGCACAAATGCTTTGGGATGAAACAGTTGACCCAAAATCAAACGTGCTCATCCCGCAGGACTATCAAATCAAGATGTGGGCCCTAACAAATCCAGACCTCAGGTATGACAAAGGTTTGATTGGCCATAGACCAAACGAAACTGTATTTGATAAAGTCAAACTTGGAACCGTTGAGGACATGGATGCAGGAAAGATAAAGGTTGGTGACCTTGTAGAATTCAAGATTCCAGAAACTGGAGAAAAGGTTGCCGCAGTAATACGGAAGCTAAATCCTCCATCGAAGAAAGAAACAAAAAAGGGTGAGCTGTCAGGTAATAGACAAGTAACCGGAACTGTATCGATTGTTTCTGTTACGAGTGATAAGCCTCTTGATGTATTCATGTTCGACGAAGCCCAAGACGTAAACCCCGTATTGGCAAAAGTACTTGCCGACAATGCAAAGAACATGCCAATAATAATGGTCGGCGACTCACGTCAAGCAATCTATGGGTTCAGAGGAGCCATGGATGCCCTGGAGAAAGCTAATGCAACATTCAGACTTCCTCTAACACGTTCATTCCGGTATGGAGCAATGCCTGCATATTTGGCCAATGTCGTGCTGATGCAAGGCAATATAGACGATTTTAACTTTTATCAAAACATGGGAACACCAGAAAAAAACATATGGCACCATGTTGTCGGCGAGGCGCAAAATGTTGTTATAAACGCGCTCAACATAAACGGACCAGATGGGAAAATACTTCCTAAAAAAGACCTTGAAAAGAAACTTAGATTCATAGAAGTTAAATACAAGCTTGGCGGAAGAGCGGTCGACTTTAAGGGCAAAAACGAAAAAGAAGTAAAAGACATCATTTCAAAACTTTACGACGAACATGTTCCACGCGCTGAAGGTCAGATAGTGGAGGACATGACTGGCGCCGATGCTGTTCTAACTTCGACTAACTCAGGAGTAATGGTTGAAGCATTGAAGGTAATCCAGGATGGCATCAATGCGCATCAAATTGCATACCTGGACCTTGACGGAATAGAAGATATAAAAAATCCACAAGAGCTAGCTGGAAGATTGAGAACAGTTTCCGAGAAGTACACCCTCGATGGTGTCGCTGTAGACCTTATAGAAATACTGGAAAAAGATGGAAGAGACTCGATGCTCAAGTCCATCAACGAGCTTAGAGATGAATACGCCCCAGGTGGAGCTGACGGAAAAATTCCAGCCATAGGCATACCTGCGGATACGCATGAAAAGTTTCTTGATTTCTTCACTCAGCTCGACTGGATTGTTGGCGACCTAGATAAGAAGTTTGGAATCGAAGGAAGACCAAAACCATCGAAACTACTTAAAGACGTATGGAGATTTGACAAGAAAAAGGGCAGATACCCATCAAAAGACGAGATGTTGGCAAAAATTGACAAGATGATTAAGGGTGGAGAATCAGAACTCCGGACTTTACACAACCTTGCATACCCTAAATCAAAGGATGGCGGAGTAAGAGGAGATGCGAAGGGGGCTAGGTTCTTTAAAGACCTTCTCCGTCCACAGGGCCAAAAATATACAGACATAAATGGCAATGAGATTAAGTATCAGGGATTAAGACCAATGCGCGAGGGTATAAACCTTCCTGACATGGAATCTGGTAAAGATTATATAACTACCGACGAGATGGACAGAGTTGGGAAACTTAAGCCTGGAACAAAAGCTGGAAGTAGCCAGAAAATCTCTTGGATAATACCTAAAAAAGAAGAGAGCGTGTCTGATGGTGAGGTGTTCGTAAAACTTCATATTGGAGATGATGGGAAGCCATCCGGGGCATTGATAATCGCTGGCGAAGGAGCAAATGGAGGAAAGTACAAGTTCAGAAGATGGAACAAAGTTAAAAAAACATGGGGCCCTATCGAAGATGGGAAACCAGGAAAAATTGATTATCACGGAGATATATCAAAAGTCATAAAGAAGATGAAAGCAGAATACCCAGATGCTGTAATTGAATTTAGGCAGGGACTAATACAGCAAGTTGGTACAGCTCAGACATTCCCATCAGACACACCCGATGATTTTGTCCCACCAATGAAAGGTGATTTACCAGATAGTTCTGTGCCAAGAGCTTCGCTTCCTGGGTTCTTTATACAAGGAAAAGACAGCGAAGAAACTGCGCGTCTTGCCAATGAACTAGGAAATAGGGTTAGACAACTTGCCACGGAAGGGAACACAGATACCGACATTATGACGGTTCATGTTTCCAAGGGCAGGGAGTGGAAGAGGGTCAGACTCGCTGATGATTTCAAAAATCCTGAAGACATGGTCCCAGTAATACCAGAAGAAGAATTAGCAAAGTTAAGTCCAAAGGACAGACTTGCTGTCGAGAGACAGCTGCAATTGATGCGCAGAGAAGAGCACAACAAGGTATATATTGCAATAACCAGAGCTCAAGAGCAAATAGATATTGGCGCAGTTCTTGCAAAACTTTATTTTGATGATTCACAAAATGCATCTATAAAAAGTGCAAAAGATAAAATTGCAGAAAATCCAGATGGAATATATGACGAGCTTCAGGCCCCTGCTGGTTTCTACGTTCCTTACTCTGGTGATACAGAAGCACGCGATGCTGCCAGAAAAGAACGCAGAAAGAGATTGGATGAGTCTTTCGATAGATACGTCAAGTCACAGGGAAAGACTAAAGATGTCGCTCCAGAAGAAGATGATGAACCAGAAGTGGAGGACGAATCTGGCGGTTTTGACTCTGGTGACCCTGATTTCAAAGATGTAGCCGGACCGGATGACGATGAATACGACGGAGATAACGGCGACGATTCTGATTTACTTTCTCTGTCTCTTTCTTCAGGAGCTAAAAAGAAGACAAATAGAGCAAATAGACGCCTTCCATTCAACGAACAAGACAGACAAAGCGTTGCAGATAGGAACATACTTCGTTCAAAAAAGGTCCCTAAAAAGCGCAAGCCAGCTCCATCTGCAGAAGAATTCGACGACCTAGCTCTCGCCTCTGGGGCAAATACCCCCGAGGGTAGATACGCGCGAAGACTGAGAGCAATAAGCCTTTCAAGTGGCAGCGACGATATCGGTGCTGGAGCAAAAAATCAGCGTGTTAGCGGAAAGAAATTTGCCGCGAATATAGCTGGCCCTCGCGACCTTGCGGCAATACGCATTGACGGTGACCCTAGAAGAAACGATAAGGCAAAGCGCAAACTCGAATACGCAATGAAGTTTTGGCGTGGAGTTAGAGAGCGCGGAATCGCACTTGACCCAGAAGACACAACAGCTGAACGGAAAAACATCGAAATAAAGAATGTAATCAATTCAGTATCTAAGGGCATGGCCGCAAGACCAAAGGTTAAAATTGGGAAAGTTTCATCAAATCAAATAAAAGATGAAGTAAACCCAGACGAATGGTTTGTCCCTGTTTCAAAACTTAGGGATGCAGTAAGAATTCCAACCGAGTTCTCTAGCTACCCATCGGACCCAGACAACCCAAACAGTAGAATGATTGCGCGTTGGACACAGACACGTCCGCTGAACAACGACGAGCTTGGGAAGATGCTGGCTCTAGGTAAATCAGATATTGCAAAACTTTCAGATGACGACGCTGGCGTAACCCACGACGCAGTTCGTTTCTTGCTTTCAGAAATTGGCAAGCAGGATGGGTTTGATGCCTGGAGACTATTCGCCCCAACGTCAGAAAAAGAAGAAGGAGTCAGTGAAATGACCCCATCCGAAAAGTTCGTCGAAAACCTTGGTAGAGCCAATATGCGCGACAGATTCATCATCGAGACATTCGGCAAGGACGCATTCCCTTATTGGATTGACAAGGAAGAGAACGGCGTAATAAGTCAAAAGGAATATGCCTCACTTGGCGAAGTAAGTGAAACCGGAAAATTCAGGTCTACTGGAATATTCAGCAAGAAGCGCGGTGAGTCTGAATTTGGTTCAATGGCCGAAGAGATGCTTCTTGAAGAGGCAGTATTTGGTGGAGATGACACTCCAAGCGACCTGGTTAAGCAGTCTGTCGTAGAAGCAGCTTCAGCCCCATCAGACAAGACCAGCCGAGAGCAGTTTGACGTAGACCAGCTCCTTGAATCACTTGGTATCGATAAGAGCGATAAGTGGCATGAAGAGCTTAAGAGGAGAATGGTCGAGTCTTTCGGGGTTGACGATGTCGGCCTGAATACGAGAGAGATTGCCAGGAACTGGGAGGCCGGTGGAGTCCCAACTACATATATAAATGAGATGATTAGAACAGGGATGATTCCTGATGCAAAGTCGGTATGGAAGAAAGATGAATCTGGCAAAAAGCTAGACCAAGAGCTGGCAGCATCGAAGCACTCCGTGTATGAAGCCCTGTATGAATTTACTCAGTCAAAGCACGCTGCCGATAAAGCCAAAAACACTAGACGGAATAGGGACTACATCCTTAATTCTTCTGACTTCACGGTCTCCCACAAGGGTGTTGCTGCCAGAAAGGGAGCCACATTCTCAAAGAAAACTGGTGACGAAAGAAGATTCAGTCAGGGCGAACTACAGAATGTTGTAAATCGTTTTAATGAAATTTTTGGAACTAACTACAAGATTGATGACATATTTAGTGCTGAACAATTACGCAATGCAACAAAGAGATTGAGGGAGGAAGGCAGGACTCTGTATGGAGATGACGCCTCCGAACTCGGTAAAAGAGTTATCCTTAAGAAAGATAAAGACAAGAAGTAAGACGAAGGTCCAGGGTCTACATTTCCATCTAAACGACTAAATATTGCTAATCCATTGTAGAGGCGCGTGGTAGGTTATAATTTAGACCATTAACAAACGGTGACACCAACTGGTGATTGCCTGCAAATTTCAGGAGTCATATGAGCTACGACGAAAAGGCCAATGTAAGCATCGATGCTGATGGAAACGTGCTGAAGTGCGCCAAGGGTGCCGCCCCTACCGAATGTGGCTTTGTAAAGGGTGCAGAACTATGCGCAAAATGTGGCGCAACACCTTTACAGATGAAGATGGTTCCTATGGAGGACATGGTCGACGCCGACATGGTTGATGCTGAAAATTCAATGCCAAAAAAGAAGAAGAAGAAAATGATTTCTCTTCCAGACGGAAGCAACGAAGAAGAAGACGAAGAATCAGAAGATGTAACTGGAGACGGTGAAGTCCCAGAAGATGCCGTTGGCATGACGAAGCCAGACCTTAAGAAGCCGGAAGAAAAAGGCATGGACACACAGATGGTGGACATGATGGCAGAGGACGACGAAGATGAAGAAGAAGATGAAGAAGAAGATGAAGAAGAAGTAGTCGCAGAAGATATGGGCGATGAAGACGTTTCGGAAGAGGAGCTTGAAAAGGCGCTTAACTGGATGAAGAGTCGTCGCATGGGCGAAAAGGGCGGCATGGCTGTTGACGAAGAAATCGATGAAGAAGTGTCAGCAGAAACAGAAGTTCCTGAAGATGAAATGTCAGAAGACGACATTATGAAGGCATTGAATTACGTTCGCAAAATGAAGAAAATGTCAGAGAAAGGTCTTGAGTCCGAGGAAGAAGTTGATGAACAAGTTCTTTTTAATGCAGCAGACGAAGACTGGAACAACCTAAGAGAAGAGCGTATTGCTTCGCTCGGAATCAAGTCCGAAGAAATCGGCATTGATGGTTTTGTTTGTGCTCTTGACAGAAAAGCGCACCCTGCAGGAATGTCGGTTTGCGATGACTGCCCAGGCGGTTGTGTATCAGAGAAGGGTCTTCCAGGACTACTCCATGTTGAGGGACTTGCCGAAAAAGCATTCGATGGCTTCGTGGTTGACTCTGGATATTCATCAGACGCTGACATGTTCGTCATCGACGTACAGACGAAAGACGGCTCAGTAAAAGAAGTGTTCGTTGATGGAACAACTGCTGAGATTATGGGATTCCATAAACTTGACTCAGAAGAATTTGAGCAGAAGTCGGACTACACGAGTTTGAAGCTTGTCGATTTTTCTGAAGCAGCAGAGATTGCCGTTAAGTCAATCGAAGGCCACGTAGTTGCTGTTGAGCCAGATGTTTTTGAAGGCTTCGATGCATACGCTGTAGAAATTGACGGAATTGACGGAAAGTCGTATGACGTTTTTGTTGCTTTGGACGGAGAAATTCTCGGTTACGACAAGTACGAGCCAGAAGAAGCAGAAGAGATTGAAGCAGAAGCAGCAGAGATTGCTCTTAAGAGAGCATTCACCGATGAGCAGAGAGAGTCGATGTCCAAAGAGGGCTCGGCGATGCCAGATGGCTCGTACCCAATTGCATCTGAGAACGACCTACGAAATGCTGTTCAAGCTTTTGGTAGAGCAAAGGATAAAGACAAAGCTAAGCGTCACATCATGAAGAGAGCACGTGAGCTAAAGTTGGAGAGTCTTATCCCTGCAAATTGGCTCGCAGGAAGCAAGGAAAAGAGTGACGAGGTTGTAAATGATGCAGATTTCATGGCGGCCCTTGTTGAATTCCAGCTTCTCGAAAACAACATCGACTAACGGCATCATGGATACCCGCTATGACGGGTGATAGAAACAAGACACGAGTAATCGTTTCTCAACGATTGATATCGCCTCTATCGTGCTGCAATAATTTCAATTCTAAAGCGATTGAATTTCGTGCGTCTGTAGTTCAGTCTCTCAGTTCTTCAAGACTTAATGCCGATGTTGCAGTTAAGGCGGCAATGGGTAAAAAGCCAACGTATGAAGATACTGATAATAAGAAGCGTGAATTTACTGGAACCACAAAACCCGGGGTTACTGAAACTTCTCCAGGGATTCGCGTTGAGGACAACCAGGCATGGGAAGAGGGTCGCAGTCTAGTTTTGTACCCTAGTTGGAAGTCAAAGCGCTCCATGAATCTGGATGCAAATTTTGGGTGGATTAAAACAGAACCGGATATTAACTTCCAGGCTGCACAAAAGATAAGAAAAGAAAAACCACAGATTCAGTTCACTAAGTATCAGGTTAATAAAAAAACAGGCGACGTAATACCTGAGTCGGAAGTTAATATAGATATGGCATATCCACGTCTTGGTTTGTCGCGCGCGCAGAGAAGAAAAAAAAGCAACTACGTAAGTAACCCAAAGATGGAGTTTAAGGCTGGACTTCCTGGCCAATCACTTGAGTCGAGGATTCCTGGCGGAAATCTCCTAGCTAGGACCGCAGGACGATTCGGGATAATGAGGGATGCCGCCAATAAGTTTAGGTGCCCACCAGGTACGCCAGCAGCTAACCAGTTCACCGACCATCTTGGTTCAAATTGTTTTGGCATCAGTGCTGAAAGGGCAGCTAAATTTATAGCTGAAAAGATTTCAGATTTAATGAAAGTTAATGACGATTCGCTTTCACTTGCCTCTGGAGCGAAGTCAACATGGAGAGAAAGACTTGGCATCGCCAGACCAGGCACCGAACTGCCTGGAAGAAGTCCATCTTTCGATTTAGAGACAGGTGAAAGGATACCGACAATCCCGGCAGAGACTGTTGACGTTCCAGGTAGGTTGAGATGGTTTAAGAATGCAACCGTAATCGCACAGAAGAATCTTGCTCGCTCTGAGAGTGTTATTCAAAAGCTTGAGTCAAGAATGGTCACTGGTGATTTCACTCCGGAGCAAAGAGCAGTAAACGCAGACAGGCATGCATTACTTAAAATATTATCAAATAGAGGAATTTGGGATATAAATATTGAGGGAAGGTTGTCTGAGAGCGAAGTAAATGAATTTATTTCATCAAGACTTGAATCAATCCCTGAATGGTCATCGCTAACTGATGAAGAAAAACTAGCATTATTTACTGCTGATAAAAAAAGATTTTACGAGACAGAAAGGGCAATGCTTGACTCTCTGCTTGAACAATTTGTAATTCGACCAGAACACATGAGGACGATAGGAACGGTGCAGTTTCGTCAAGCTCCTCTCCCTCATAACTCTGAGGCGGATACGCTTTGGGATGCTGACACTAAAGGCGCAAATATAAAATCGGTTATAAGAATAAATCTTGAACAGATAATGACCAACCAGGAGGGCGAGGATGGCATCCCCAACATGTCTCCGAGCGAGAGACTGGTTGTTTCAGCAGTTGGCGCAAAGACTGATGCTGAAGCAATGGCTTCTGTAGCCGACTTTCTTATTAACACCGAATACACAGCACGTGGCATGGCTGGATTAATTGATGGGCCACGTTCTTTTGCCCGCCATATTATGTTGCACGAAATTGCCCATACAATCCAGGGCGAAGCATTCCTTACGGCAGTAAAACAACAGATAGACACCCTTGGGCACATAGAGGTTCCGGTGGTCAAGGGAGGGAAACTTACCGGAGCTGTTAAAGAGGTTTCTGATTTTAGAAAATTAACTGGAATGGACCTTTCGGCACTGGTGGTCGGCTCTCAGGACGATATAAACATAAGCTCGCTCGAAGAAGCAATGTCAAAAATTGAAAATGTTGCATTTCTTGCTGGAAGCTATCCACAAGGTTCGCTAAGAGGCGGGAACATGGAGGTTTACGCCCTTGAATCAACGGCCGAACTTTGGGGACTAAGGGAAGAAGGTCTAATATTCGGTGACGACATAGATGATGCGCTTGGGTTCATGGATGACGCAATAGGAGCAAAAGCTTCTGAGGCCAGAGCAGTAACCGACCTTGAAATGCTCGAGAAGCTCGAGGAGTCATACTTCTCGCCGTATGAAAGAGGCGAAGATGTTCTTCCTGTCAGAAAGCATCTACGCTCTGCAATTGAATTAGATAAAAAGGCAATTGCCATAAAACGCGAAGAACGCGAACTAGCTGCGCACAGGGAAGAAATAAAAGATTTAGACCAAAACGGACTGGCCGAAAAACTTGCTGACACTATTTTTGAGATTGAAATACGGGAAGATATATTGAGCAATCTTGAAAAAGAGAGAAGTGATATTGAAAAAGCCGGGCTTCCCCTTGAATCTATAGACGAAGAAATAGAGAGAATAAAATCACCGCTTCGCTTATTGGAGGAAAAGAAGAAAAAAGAAATTGCAAAAAATAGAGATTTCAACTCTGACGGAAAGTCTAAGTCAGATAAAGAAATAACTGATATGGCGCTTGAGATTAATAAGGCCAAAAAACCAGCAACAGAAGAAATGATTAAACGCCGAGAGACAGAAGCTCGTATTGACTCCCTACGCGGCGAGGCTGAATCTCTAGATGAAAAGTCACTGATGAAGACAATTGCAGACTACGACCTGAAGGCTTCCTCGCTTAAGCCCGACAGTGATGAATACATAACCGCAGTTGCTGACAGGGAGATATTTATCCAGCAGCACATAGTAAATCAGAGAGCCGCTGGCGACACAAGACCAGAGAGAGCAATCCGAAATGAATTGAAAGCAGAAATTACCAAAGAAATTACAGCATCACGCAAGGCTGTTGATGAGGCTAAGAGGGGAAAACTCAAGCCTCAAAAGATGAAGAGCAAAGAACAAATTGCCCTAAATGCAAAGAAGGAAAGAGCCAAGCACAGGCGGAATATCACCAAGCAGCAGTTCGAAGCAGTAAAAGAAATAGATGACTTCAATACTGCAGAGATAACGCAGATGCTTGAGCCAGAAAAACAAGTTGTTGTTGGAAGAGCCATAAACAAGAGAAACAACAGGTTAAAGAGGCTCGGCCTTGACTCCGACCCATCATCGGTAGATGAGGGCTCACTAGATGAGCAGGTTGAAAATATACTCATACCTGCAATGGAAGCTATTGATGCTTCGGATATAACAACTCCATTCGAGATGGAAGTTTTCTTAGATTCATCAAAGCTCTCTCGTGTCAAGCCAGGCAAAGAAATAGATATCGACTCGTTTGGTCAAGGCAAGGTTCTTTCACGCTCAATGAAGCCTGGGAAGCCGGAAAAGGGTAGTAAGAAAAAGCGTGTTGTTATTCAGGTCAAAGAAGGCGACAGGGGGCTATTCCCGTTAGCCAAGAAGGGCGATGAGCAGCAATTCGTAATACCACCAGGAAAGTTGCGCGTTGTAGGAAGAGATAAGGACGGAAGTCTCATAGTAGAGATTTCATCGCAAAAGGACACTGTTGACGTTCTTGATGATTTGTCAAAATCGATTGGTGATGGTCCCGGTGATGCAATCTGGAGACAAGGTGCAAAGAAGAAGATACAGCTCGTCGCCGACAGGCATGCAGTTAAGAGAAAAGATGAAGTATCTGGAACGAAGTCTGATGATGCGATAAAGGTGACTGAGACCAGCGAGTCAATCGTCTCTGAGGTTTCTACAGCTGGAGCAGAATTTGGTGAAACTTCTTCAGAAAAGTTTTTAACGCTTTCATCTGGCTCCGAATCTACAACTGAGTCCCTGAGAGCTAAAAGACATGAGAAATACAGTGAAGTAATTGGAAAACCAGGGGAAAGGTCTGAATCGTTAAAATCCTCTATTGCGGCCTTGATGGACGAGGATAGAAATCTCGCCGTTTCAGTTGAGGAGATACTAAATACTGAATCAAATGAGCAGATAATAAACAGAATAGAAACTGCTGCTCAAAAATTGCATTCCGGTTTTGACAGAAGAGTTCGCGTCCGGATGAATGAAGACGAGATATCAGATTTGTCAACTTCTGGGAAAGTGCGCTCACTTGGTCTTTCTTCTGGGGCTGTTTCCACCGATGGAGAAACAAGAAGAACTAGCAGACTTTCAAGAAGAGTTAACAATTTTAGAGATAGAAAATCTCAAGCCGCTACAGCAAAAAGTGCAAAAGACGATTTCATCAAGTTGCGTGAGGCTGGAATTGGTGGTCGAGCATTAGACAGGCTTGATGATGAAAGATTAAAAGCAGATTTTGGTTTAGAGCGCTCTAGCCAACAAAGCGTGCTGTCCGATAATCCAATCTACATAACCGACTCTGCCGACCGAGCAATAGCCCTAATGGCGCTTGGTTACGAAGTAGAGGTACCTGACAAGGGTGAGCGCAAAATGGTTAAGAATGCCGCGCTACAGACAGAAGTTGAGCTGAAGTCTGTTGCATCAGATGAAGCAGACAAGCTGGGTCTTTCTGGCGCAGAGAAGAATAGCTACATCAAGAACTTCATGGAAACACACGACATAGACCTTTGTGCATTGTATGAAAAAAAGAAGAACGTATTCTGTAGCGAAAATATCGGTGTAAAAAGAGAAAACATGCCACAAAGTGGTGGTCCTGCAAAGAGCGCAAACTCGCCAGCGATGAGAGCACTCAAGTATGGTCACGTTTCTGGAAAGTATGAATCTAAGCCAGGCCTTTCAGATGAAGACTCTAAGAGATATAAAGATATTTCAAAAAAACTCGGAAATCCAAGTAAGTTTGCAGATGTTTCAGAAGAAGACAAACAGTGGGTTTTTGAAAATACAGAATGGTCCAAGGTTGAAGTATCAACAGAACCAGAATTGATTGAATTCCTAAAGAAAGTTCTTCCGGATGGAGAGCAATCTGTAGTGCGTAAGTCTAAAAAGCCAGATGAGCTTTACGCTTCTCAAAAACAACTACGCAACATTCAGATACATCAACAGACAGAAAACATGTATAACGAATACATGACTTTGAGAGAATCTTGGGGCACACCTGGTTCGGATGAGTTTAATAAAAATAGAGATGCATTCCTTGAAAACGCATGGTTCCAAGGGGCAATATTAACCTCTAGGGATGGATATGTAGTTGATGGCCACCATAGGTGGGCAGCAATAAAGATGCTTAATGACCATCTTCCGGAAAATGAAAAAATCGAAGTTCAGGTAAATGAACTACAAACATCAATTTTTGAATCATTGACTCTTGCAAAGGTTTTCCAGGAGCACATGGAGATAAAAGGAAAAACTGTCGGAAAGGTTGTTCCTTACGAGGATGGTGAAACTACCCCAATGTCCAAAGAGGAGTTCGATGCGCATATAAAAACCGCGCAAGATTCTGTGAAAGATTTAGCGCAAAAAATTAAAGATGCTGAGCTATATCCAGTAAGCATCGAGGGATTGAGCGCAAAGAGGGAGCGCAGGTCTCCTGGCCTAAAGGAAAACAGAGATAGGTCTGTTCGTGAGTATGGAATGAAATGGGAACCTGAGTACTCCGAGGTTAAATCAGTTGAAGAATCAAAAGCATGGGATGGGTGGGATGGAGTTGAGGTAACTGAAGTTGATTTATCATCAGACATTCTTCCAACTGAATCACACCTAAAAGGTTCTTCTATAGACAAAGTTGTATCTGGTCAGGAGCCATTCAGAGAGGGATATTACCCGAACCTCGTAATCGATGTAGACGGGAAGATGTACATATCGGATGGTCATAACAGGGTCGCCATGAATAGGGCTCTTGAAAATCAGACAATCCAAGCTCGAGTCATAGACCTTAGAAAGATTGAAAAACCATGGGGCGAACAGAAGCCAGGTAAGTCAAACTACGGTGGATACGACCTAGTTGAGCCGGACAATCCACTGCCAGAAAGCGGAAAGTACGCAGAAGATGTTGTTGACGCAGCAGACAAGCAACGAGAAAAACTAAAGCCTGTAGAAAAAGAAATAACTAAAACCCTAATCGACCTTTCCAACAAGCATGGCGCTGTAATGATTGGTCTAGCTGCACGATTTAAATCAGTTAAATCTCTAGCAAGAAAGATAAATGACGAAAGAGGAAGCAGGACGGCCGAAGAGGCAGCTGCAGACATGTCTGATGTAATAAGGTACACGATGACATACACTCCGGAAAACTATGTGAGCGGAGCAAAATCTGTAATCGATGAATTGCAGTCAGCTGGATATAAACTTACTGTTAAAAACTATTGGAAAACAGGCGACCCATATCAGGGGATAAATATTGCCGCAGTACATCCAGATGGAACCAGGTTTGAGTTGCAATTCCATACTCCACAGTCTGCAGTGGAAAAGGAAGTAATTCACAAGGTCTATGACGACTACAGAGTTGAAACTGACCCCAAAAAGCGTTGGAAGCTATATGACCGCATGACAAGAATGGCAGAACGCATTAATATTCCGGTTGAGCCGGGTATTGAGGATATAGGCGAAACCAGATTCCAAGATTTCTCACTTGCTTCCGGTGCTCAAATAGAGAAGCCAGAAGTACCAGTGCGTCAGTCAGGCGCAACCAAGAAAACAACCAATAACAAAACAGTGGTAGACGAAAGCACTGGTCGCTCTGTTGGTAAAAATAGAGATAAAAAAGAAAGCACAAAGAAAGACGTTGCTGCTGAATGGTTCTCTTCGTTCAAAGGTTTTGAATCACCAGATTTTGGTAAGAACAAAGATGAATATGGAAGAATCCGAAAATACTACGAAAGCGTAGGGCTTACCAAGGACGTCAGAGACGACCTTATGCCCGTCTCTGGATATCTGGTTCATAAATCTGATATTCAGAAAAAGAAAAATGATGTTATAAAAAATAGAGTTGGCAACGTTGGCCCAGATGCAGTATTTGAGGTGCAAGATAGCGATATAGTTGGAGACGGATTGACTTCCCTTGGTGATGTCGAGATAGTTCTGAAGCCAGAGGTATCAAAGAGGACATCATACGGTAGGGGCTCCGGTATAAAGAACGGACACAGGCCGGTAAGGATGGACTCTACATCCAGGGACGATATAGCTCATGCCATTTCGTACTCTCAAAATCCTAATACCAACTCAGATTCCTCTGATGCGCTAGTTAATCTTCTTGCCTCATCTGTCGACGGAGATTTTTCAAGAGTATCCCGTAACAGCAAAACAAAGGGAAATGAGAATTTCGAAGCACACATACTTGGTGGTTTTGATGCAGATGAAGTTGATTCAATTAACTACCCATATTCCAAGCTGTCAAAATTAAGCGAAAAAGAAGACATCTCGGACGTAGTGAATGATGAGTCAATTGCCGCGTCATTGAGGGATATGGGATTCACTCAGGAAGAAATAAATTACTTCTATTCAGTTGGTGGTCCTGGTCAGATAAATACCGAAAGCATGGCAAAGTTACGCGAATACAGAATGTCGAAGAAAGTCAAAGATAAGTACTCAAAGCTTGGTTTCTCAAAGGTAAAAATCGCTCACCCACAAGGATTGAACATCGAAAACCCAAGAACCCACTCAAAAGCTTCGCGTGGTATAGAAGATGTTGAGACTCTCTTGAAGAAAGAAATAGCTGCAGAGATAAAAAAGACTGTAGAAGAACTTCTAAAGGAAATGCGTAAGGGCCAGAAGCCAAGAGTTGTTTCGAAAGTTGGCTCTGGTATATGAAAGCGGCACTAGTTGGCTCATCTGGTGGTAGCAAGCTTTATTACATCTTGGACGCCTCTGCAGACGACATGGATGGGGCAATAGAAAAAGATGATGGAACAGTAATGATGGTAGATTTTCAGTCACATGTCGCTAGAGCTCGAAACATAAAGAGAATCAAAACAACCCCATTCCACAAGGTTTTCTGGGATGGTGACGATGGCGAGAATAAAGAAACATGGGAAATGATATTTATTCAAAAAAGTAAAGAGATACCGAAAGAAGTTCTAGATGGAGTGTCCGTGCAAACATCTCTTGGCAGAAATAAGAGAAGTATTTCTCAGAAAAATGAAGATGCTTCAAGATTTAGTAAATCAATAGAGCAGTTATCTGGTAAATCTTGCTGCGACGGACAAGTGGTAAAGTCTATTGAGAACAAATTAATGCGATTTTCCTCAACCGAGGAGAGAAAGTCTATATGGACAGCCATGTCCATGCTCAGGGAGATTGAAGAATAATGACAAGCGAAAACATTAAAGCCGACCCACTTGGCGGGATACTCCCACAAGAGCTTGTCACTGGAGACATCTTAAGAGGCTACGGCCCACGACGTGGCAACCTGGAGCGTCTGCTGCGCTACTGGCGTCCAATCATGAAGAAGCCGGGTGGATTCAGACGCTGCAGATTGATACTTGCTAATCACCCAGAGCTTTATCCACTGTCAAATATATGTGCATGGCTTCACCATGAAACAACGGGTCTATGGCCAAATGAAGGGTGCCATCACCCAACGATGAAGAACTGCAAGAAGAAGCTTCGAAAACTCACAAACTGGACAGACTCTCAATTCAATTCATCTTTGTCTGGGAAAAAACCAAAGAACATCGTGCGTGAGCTTGGTGGGAAGAAGTCATTAGAGGAAGATGTCTTCTTTCATGACTTCGAAAATGAAGATTTCCAATTTAAGTCAGTTGTTACGGAGAATGACGTTATGCACGCAATTGATGTTCTCAGAGACTTCCTAGAAATGGAAGATTCATTCTGCAAGATGTTGAGAGATGATAAAAATTGGGAAATCTCTGGAGAAGACGAAAACGGACAAGAAAAATCAATGCCTTACGAGAATACAAAATCACTCGAGGAAGAGTGTTGTGGAAATTAATCAAGACTGCTGCCCTGAAGTAAAGGTAAAGCGGACGATAGTTGCTGATTTATTTCTTAAATCGAACACTGATGCAATAAGAGGCATAGGCGCGGTTAATCAACTATTCGTTGACTACAAAGCAGTATCTAGATTGAATGGAAATACGAGAAGAAAAGATAAAAGCTCTAATTCAATTCAGTTCAAGGCCAACGCTGTTAGAAAACTTGGCTCGACATTAACTAGTCTTGCAATACCCGGAGACTCCGACCCACTTCGCTCCCCAGTTCGCTCCACGGTTTACCGGACATTAACTCCAGGCAAGCCGAGCGGAATAGGTGGCTCGCTGCCTGGTCAAAATAGAGGATACCGATGCCCAGAGGGATATCAGTATGGTGGTCGATTCACCGACTCCCGTCTATCTACGTGTGGAGCAAAGCTTTTTGACATTCCTTCCCCGCTTGGTCTTGCCATCAGCGCGGTACGCAGGGCCGTAAGGGGCAACGTAAGCCGCACTAGTGGAAGAGATATAACTGGAGTTGCCGCACCTAGCTCGATAATTTCATCACGGGCTCCACAAATACCGAAGGTGTCTTTTGATAACCCTTCAGCCAGAAGACTTGGCTCATCCTCACTTGTTGATGAAATTGGAAAATACAACAAATCATCCAATGAGCTAATCCGAAGAATGGTTAGGCGAGATGGTTTTGTTCTAGAACCAGTTGTTCCAGACAAGGTGTTGAGAGCCATTCCAGACAACAGGGACATGGAGGGAGCAACTTACCTTCGCTCGCTACTCACAATGGAAGATGTTGGGAACGAAGAGCTCGGAATGCTTTCAAATACCGGCATCTCATCGCTTGTCTACGTTATTCCAGGCGGTTCCACTATAAGTCTGGAGAAAGCTCGCAAGCTAACGGTTGGAGAAAGAAGAAAACTCGGAAGAACTGTAAGCACAGCAATGTCAACTCCTATCGGGAAGGACCCTTCGTCACGTCTCAAGTTCGTCGCAAACGAAATGGGCGATGGAATTAGGTACTCAGAAGATTTCCGTGGAATAAAGAATCCAAATAATCTAATTTCAGGAAGCCCTAAGTGGGTGGATGAGCTTATAAAGAATAGAAAACTGTCTTCACCAAAGATACCAAGCTCATCAAGCCCGCTAAAAGAAGAAAAGAACGTAAAACTCATAACCAACCTCGAGCAAGCAATAAACCATATTGCAAATGGTGGAAAACTCTCAGAAATCTCACCAGAGATAATCGAACAAATACTTCGTGACCCATCAATACTCGCTAGACAGGAACTTTCAGATGCTGTGTCGCTTGTTGCGGCTGGTGACGGTAAGTGGTTCCTATACAAGGACCCTAAAGCATTCCAACATCTAGCTGAAAAATTTGCCTCAAACATACAGAGAAAGCTCGGTCTGCAGTCCCCGGAAGTTGTATTTGCTGCAGCAAAAAACAATAACAGAATGTATATGAGGCAAGATATCGAGAGCGTTATTCCTGGCTCCAAATTTAATCCAAACATTAAATTTAATGACCTAGAGCCTATTGATGTTGCGAGAATCATGGTGTCTGACTATCTAACAGACCAGAGAGAAAGACCAATGACATCGATATACCCAGTAGAGACAAGTGATGGGGTTCGCGCAATCGTTGCGAACAATAACTCGTCAGGCCTTATTGACTTGTCGAAGATAGAAATCACAAAAAGAATGAAAATGGCAATTGATAATTACTACGAATCACAGTTGATACCTTCATACTCAGAGTACTACCAAGCCTTGAAAGTTGAACAAAGAATCATATTTATGAAGTATCTTTCCCAGCTTATAAACAGGGCTCGTTCAATTAATAAGCAAGAAGTGATTGGAGAACTTGACAAATATGGACTCTCCACTGGAGAAAAAATACATATAAACATCATTGACAAGCTATTTTCTCTAAGAATTGAATCACTTAACTCCCAAAAAGAAAAACTAAAATCAGTAGTGCGTGGTGGTAACTAATGAAAACATATGCAGTAATAAAAGACTCAGTAAGAAATACACCACTGGTTATAGCTGTTCGAGAAGAGGGAATGGTTTCTGTTCACGGTATCAATGAGTACGGTAAGTCGGTCACTCAGCACATCCTCAAGACTGGCTCCATTGATAGTAAGTCGATGCCTGACGGTGTAGAAATAACTGAGTTCAAGTCAATCACGGGTAATACTGCTGCGCTTTTTGAAACATATATCAGTAAATCAATAATGGACGTATCAAATATCGAGTCAACGATAGTCCCAGCAATAAAAACTGAGTTTGATAGAAAAACAAGAGGAAAGGCATTTAAAGAAAGAAGCATCCTCTCGGAAGGCAAGGAATCTTCGCAACATTCTGGAAAGCAAATACGTAAATTCTCTAATGTGACCGCAAAGATAAACATGGTCGCATTTAAAGCCGGCTCATTTAAGAGTAGATTAAAAAAGAGTTCTGTTATAACGTCTCTGTCTGCTTACGGTATTGGATTTGATTCCTCAATCAACCAGATAGTACAAAAGGACTCTAAGAGAATCACAAACCACTCAATAGATAAAATCAACAACTATGTTGGCGAAGGCCAAATGAGAAGATTTGCTCGAAAGTCAATGGTGAGCAATCTTGATGGAACTAGATTGACTAGACGCTCAAGTGCGCTATCAAAAAGGATTGAAGAAATTTCAGAAAAGTCAGTAAGACCTGAGCATAGGTATTCTGAATCAATAAAGTCAAGACTGAAGAGGCTCTCATGAGCGAAAGAAAAAGAGCATCGACATATACGAAGCCAAAGCTACGGGAGAGCCTTAAAAATAGGATTTTGAATGGCTCCCTTGGTGGTCGCAGCGGTCAATGGTCGGCCAGGAAGGCGCAACTCCTAGCTGCTGCATACAAGAAAAATGGCGGTGGTTATCGTGGGGGTAAGTCCAAGACCCAGCGTTCTCTTTCTGACTGGACAAAAGAAAAATGGACTACATCCGACGGCAAGCCAGCTATCAGGGATGGTGGAACGACTCGGTATCTGCCTAAAAAGGCATGGTCAAAGCTTAGTGACGCTCAGAAAAAAGCAACAAATGCAAAAAAGAAAAAAGGAAGCAAACTTGGAAAGCAGTTTGTTGCAAACACTCAGGCTGCAGCCGATGCTGGTCGTTCTGCGCGGAAAAGCTACTTTGCTGACTCTGATTCAGAAACAAAATTGCTAAATCTATTCAATGAAATAAGAATAAAGTCAGACAAAAAACTTCAGGAAGCGATGAATGTCGCAAAAATGATTGGTTGTTCTGGTGTGCACAAGGATAAAGACGGCAATTGGATGCCATGTTCGACAATGGAAGAGATGGACAGAATTTCCAACCTCGCAGAAGGTCCTAAGTGGAGAACAGTAGTCCCCGAGTCGTCTGGTCCAAAGACCAGGGCAAAGGGAAGAAGGCGAATGAACCCAAATCAACAATTTGAGGAACTGCAAGAAAAGCCGATACGGGGGATAGTTGGCGTTCCTGGAGTTGGAATTGTTTCTGGTAAATCAATCGGCCCTGAATATGTCAATGAAAATGCGCAAGACGTGTTCTTGGACCAAGAGTCAGCAAGAGCTCGTTCGCGTCAGCTTGGCTGCATAGGAATAAGCCGAAGAATGTCCAAAAACGGACGAGTCGTCTGGATGCCATGCACGAATATGACTGATTATTCGAACAGAACTGGGTCAACATCGCTTGGGCGCAGAAACATTCAAAACAGAGAAAAAGAACGAATGGAATCTGCCGTCAGAACAGTGCTTGCTAAGAAAAATCCAAAGGTTCCATTGAGCCAAAGATTGAACAAAAAAAAGTAAATTATATATTTACACACTTTTGTTGTGAAACTTAATTAGTTGCACTAAGTAGTGACAAATATCTGTTAATTTTGATATCACAGGGCTGGGTGCTTACCTAAGCCACGGTAAGTAAACATAATCAACCCTCACATCTCAATAGGAGAAAAAATATGTCGCAAGACACAGCAAGAACAGAAGAGTTGCAATCAGCTCTTCGCGGTAAGATGGCAGAAAACAAGGCCATTGCAGATTCATTCAAAATCGAAGAAGGAACTGTTGTAGTTTCGGCAGACCAGAAAACAGCTTTCGATAAGAACATGAGAGACATCAAGGAAATTAAGTCACTCTTGTCCGACCTCGAGACAATGGGCTCAGTTGAGTCATGGTCAAATCAGCCACAAGGAGAAACTGTTTCAGCCGCATACGCAGCTGCATCAGCAGACTTCAGACAACTTTCTTCACATGAAGTTAAGACAATTGGTCAGATGTTCTTGGATTCACCAGAATTCAAGTCATTGGCTAACGGTCGTAACGGTGCAAACATGTCATCACCATGGCAGGTTGCAACTTCATTGACAACACACAACTTCGGCATTCAGCAGAAGGACATTTACACAGCATTGCCAACAACTGCAGTAACAAACAGCCGCCTCGGTGAGTTTGGAACAGTTCAGCGCGATGCAATGGTTCTTCCTCCGATGCGTACGAAGCGTGTTCGTGACTTGTTCCCAGTTCGTAGAACAAACGCAGCAGTTATCGAGTACTTCCGTCAGCTTGGTTTCACAACCCTTCAGGCTGGAGCTGGAGTAAACTCGGCATCATCAGTTGCTGAAAGAACATCAGCTGGAACAGCATTTGGTTTGAAGCCACAATCTTCATTCGCATTCGTTGGTGAGCAAGCTCCTATCCGCACATTGGCACACTGGGAAGCTGCACACCGCAACGTCCTCGCCGATGAGCCACAGTTGCGCTCAATCATCGACAACGAGTTGATGTACGGTCTCCGTCTTCTTGAGGATAATCAAATCCTCAACGGTAACGGTGCTGGCGAAAACCTCCTCGGAATCATGAACACACCAAACGTTCAGCAATACTCATGGTCATCTGGTGCCTACTCGGCAACAGCTGGTATGGGTGACACCAAGGCAGACGCTCTCCGTCGTGCTGCAACACTCTCCTTCTTGGCTTACTACGAGCCATCGGGTATCGTGTTGCACCCGAACGATTGGGAAGACATCGAGTTGACCAAGGATGGCAATGGCCAGTACTTGGTTGCTGTGTCAGTTGCAATGGGTGGCGAGCCAAAGGTATGGAGAATGCCAATCATTGACACTCCAGCAATGACCGAAGGCAAGGCACTTGTTGGTGCGTTCGGAACCGGCGCTCAGTTGTACGACAGAGAAGAAGCAAGCATTCGCATCAGCGAACAGCACAGCGACTTCTTCGTGCGCAACGCAATCGTCGTTTTGGCAGAACAGAGACTTGCTCTCGCTGTCAAGCGTCCAGAAGCATTCGTTGAAGTCACATTCGACAACGCTCCAACGGCACCGTAATACTCAGCCTTTAAGGCAAAATTAAGTCTCACCCCCGAGAGTAGCCATAATGGCGAAATCGGGGGTGTTTCTTTTGTACGGACATTTATGTGCGAGAATTGGTAATCATGGATAACAACGAAATTGACTCAATGTACGAAGAATTGCTCAAAATCGAAGAGATTTTCATAAAGAGCGATTTGATAATCGAACCCACAGAAGATGGAAAAGTACATCTTGAAGGAACGCCACTCTATGACGAGTATTACGGCGCACGAGTTTTTGACGAACTGTCAGACAAGTTCGATGAAAGAGAAGAAAAGTCAGCACTAAAGGACCCAGATGGTGGTCTTACTGCTGAAGGAAGAAAGTTCTTCAAGCGCACTGAAGGCGCAAATTTGAAGCCTGGAGTAAAAGGGCCAGCAGATACTCCAGAGAAGATGAGAAGAAAAGGTTCATTCCTCACACGCTTCTTCACAAATCCATCCGGACCAATGGTTGATGAAAAAGGAAGAGCAACAAGGCTTGCGTTGTCCGCTACGGCTTGGGGCGAGAGAGTTCCAAAGAATGCAGAAGATGCTGCTGCATTGGCGGCAAAAGGAAGAAGACTTCTTGAAAGATATGAGAACTCAAAAAAGAAGTCAGAAGAATTCGAAGAAATTGAAGTAAAAGCTGGCGGCTCTGCTCTTGGACAATCGATAGGACAACGCGCTGGAGGCGCACCACCACCAGGAAGCAATCCAGAAGACGAAATCGACCGTGATGGTGACGGAACAGTTTTCGACGGTACAGAAAACGAGCAAGCCAAGCCTAAAAAACAAAGAGAGCCATACAAGAAACTAAGTAACTCATTCCTTGAAAAGCGAAGAAGACAAGAAGTCCGACGCGAGTTAGCAAGAAGAGGAATAACGCCGACACGAATGGGAAGGATTGTCCCCGAGGAAGACGGCAAAGGTCAAATTCAGAATCAGATTTATGACAGACCAGAAAACGAAAGAGACGCAAGAGCTGAAGCAAGAGCCAAATTCACTCAGGATGAAGATAGAAAGCGTTTTGTTAGAAATCAATTGAAGAAACAGGGAATTACTGCAAACGCCAAAAAAGAAGACCGTGACGAAAAAGAGCGTGCAGCCCGCAGGGCAGCAAGAGCTGAATACGATAGAAGGGTTCGTGCTGGAGAATCAAAGAAACCAGCAACCAGTTCAGAACCACCTAAAAAGCCTAACCCCAAGCCAAACCCTCCTTATCCAAAGGGTTACGAGCCAGGAAAGCCTGCAGATAGGTATCCCGACCCTGAGAAGAAGTACCCACCAGGACAGAAGCCTTCCCCATCAAAGCCGCGCGACCAGAAACCAGCGGATAGGTATCCAGAGCCAGGCAAGAAGTATCCTCCTGGTCAGAAACCTTCCCCATCAAGCCCACGTGACCAAAAGCCTGCTGACAGATACCCACGAACCAGCAATCCTTCTGCCACACGACCTGGAGCCGACAGGACAGAACAGGCCAGTGGTCCTGCTAGAGGTCCACGAGTTGACAAGGATAAGAACCCAGACCCAGGGTTTTTTAAGCCAAAGCCACAAGTTGGCCCACCAGCACCGAAGAGAACGCCAGGCAAAAATAACGGAATATCCAAGTACTAATGGAACGATTCTGGTATGGGGCAACGCTCTTAAAGGTCATTGATGGAGACACAATCGAATTAATGGTCGACCTTGGGTTTAATATTCATCACAAAATGAGGGTTCGCCTGTACGGGGTAAATACTCCAGAATCACGTACTAAAGACCTTGCCGAAAAAGAGCTCGGTCTTAAAGCCAAGAAATTCACAGAAGAGTGGCTCACAAACCATAAATGGGTTTTTGTAAATACAATTCCTGACAAAAACGATAAATACGGACGGATATTGGCAAGAATCTTCTCATCCGACAACGTGGATGACCCGAAAACAGCCTGCTTGAATATTGACATAATCCAGTCTGGTCTTGCTAGGGAATACTTTGGAATTGGCGACAAAACATGGGCTGAGTTCAAAATCAAATAACCGCAAGTATGGGATAATGGTTGTATGAAAAAGGACTTAACTGTAAATGTTTTACTTAGAATTCTTGCTACTTTCGCCGCATCTGGTCTTGGTGTTATCGGTGCAGGAACTATCGCTGGTGTTCCGGTACACAAAGCTGTCTTCATGGCTGGAATTGCAGGGGTTGCAGTCGTAATCGAGGGCCTCTCGCGGGCATTTTTGGAAGATGGAAAACTTTCAAGTTCTGAAATCAATGATGTGTTTAACAAGGTTGACAAAAAAGCTCCAGTAAAAGCAAAGGAAAATGATGCCCGGTAGCCATGAAAAGTCTGAGTGCCAATGTGCACATTGCAGTTGTGAGACTTGGTGCGCGAACGATTGTACTTGCGCCGAATTGATGGGTGCCAGCGCATGCACAAGTCAACACGATTAATTAAACTGCTTCCAATCATGCTGATTGCAGTTTCAGCCTGCGGCTATGATGGTGGATATCGTTATGCATGCCAAGACCCCGAGAACTGGGGCAAAAGTGAATGTGAGCCACCAGAATGCAAAGTAGATGGCGCGTGTACAGAAACGCTGCTTGGATGGGACCCAAGCGCAGAAGTAACAGAAACAACAACAGGAGAGGTAGTAGCCCCATGAGACCACGCCTAACAGCAGCCGAACTAGATGCTCGCCTTAAGTTTGTTATTGGCTGCATGCTTGGATTTGTTCTCCTCATCACAACCGTTGGAGTCCTTTGGGCACTCGTATTCGTTACGCAACCGATTGGTGCTCAAGCCGAAAACGACAAGATGTTCTTTGGCGTGCTCTCCTCTGTGGCAACCTTTATTACTGGTACGCTAGCCGGATTGATGATTTCAACCGGGAGAAATGCCGAAGATAAAAACGGTAACGGTATCCCAGATAGCGAAGAGTAATATGAGTAACGAAACGTGGGGCACATACAGTGGTGTTGTGAAAGGTTTTCGATTCGAAGAAAAAGACGCTTCTTCGTCCGGTAAATGCCCTACAGCCACAAAGGATATTGCTGTTAATCTGCGGAATCGTAAAAAGGCTATTGATACAGCAATGTACGGACCATTAAATCCAGCTGAGCCAAATGAAGACTATTGGAAAAAGATTGCAAAAGAATGGGAAGTTGACTCCGCTTCGGCGAAGAAACAACTATGCGGCAACTGTTCGCTTTTTATAAAAACCCCATCCATGATGGCATGCATAGAGGGTGGTGTTACTGGTGGCGAGAGGAAAGACGAGTGGGAAGCAATAGATGGCGCAGGCCAACTTGGCTACTGCGAAGCATTTGACTTTAAATGCGCATCAAAGAGAACTTGTAGAGCTTGGGTAACTGGTGGACCAATTACAAGGGAAAAATAATGAGAGTTTGGATTGACCAAGACTTATGCACTGGAGATGGTCTTTGCGCGGAGATAGCCCCAGATGTTTTCCACATGATGCCAGACGGTCTTGCGTATGTAAAAGAAGGGGACAAGATTTATGCGGCCGCTGTGGGGAACCCGGAGGGAGCAGCAGGAATGGCATCTTTCGCAGACGAAAGACTCTCTGACGTTATAGAGGCAGCCGAAGAGTGCCCTGGGGAATGTATCTTTATCGAGCCTTAGCGCCCGAGTCTTTCCCTCTCGAAATTAATCCACTCTTGTCTTGCGGTATTGCTTCCGTGGTATTCGTAATTATTGACTGCTGCCATTATGAATTTGTGTGTTAATACGACCAACGCTACTGAGATAATTAGAAAAATAAACATGAGTACATTATTGCACCCAATCTCTTACCGAGATGTGAAATAGGTGAAGTATCTCTAAAAAAGATGCTACCAATCTTCGGGTGTGATGGATGAAATCTTCAGCCACATGTCAGCTATGGCCAGTTCTGGAGTTTCTCCAACGCCTATCAGTAACGCATCCGTTGAATCCCAGAAATCGACAGCCGAACAATCGTCACCGTTCCTGTAGTCGTCATAAGACTCAAGCGAAACTACTTCGTCATATCTTGGGATTGCGTGCCACTTCCCACCCTCGTATGTTCCGCTGTATCTAGATTCAATAACGGCGACTGGGTATGCAGATGTTTTGTTTCTATTCATAGCGTTGTCTGTTTGCCAAAATCTGTAACGATTGTATTTCCTCTTAAGTGTTGTCTAGGTATTGAGTAGTCTACGACAAGCAGTCTCATTACCCACCTGTCGGTTCCGTCATATCTTGCGGCAAATGGCTTTCTTCCATGGACTGTAGTTCTATTATCAATTACCAATAAATCACCCTGCTCCAAAACAATATCCTGCACGCTTTCATTTATTGCTTCGTTGAGTTCGTCTAGAGCTTCCTGCGCTTCGCTTGTTATTCCACGCATGAAATGTTTATCGTAGGTTATGTCGAATCCATCATTTGAATTCTTTTTCAATATTTTTACAATCATTTCAAAATCTGGCTCACCATTCGAACGAAAGCTGTCATCTATTCTTGTTGCATAAATTGACTGCTGAAGCAATTCGAGTGATTTTTTACTTATCTTCTTAACTATGTCTTCAGTGTTTGCGTATGTGGTTACCGCACCAGCATCTCCCCTTAAGCACAAAAGGAGAACGTACGACGGCTTAAATGGATGAAAGGCTGTCTCGGTGTGGAGCTCTAGGTTTGATTTAGACGATGTTGATATCTGTCCATGCTCGGTCTTGAATACTGGAAGAACATGCTGTACTAACTGTCCTGCTTGTTCCTGTTTGTATGCAATTGGCCTACCAAGCGAAGAACCAAATGCCATTATGGTTTTTTTCTCGGTTGATAGCTTGTCATCGCTGATAAATGGTATTGCTGGGGTAGGCCCAATATCACCTATCTCGATGTTTTTATACAGCTTTATACCCATAGAGCAATACTACTACGCCGTAAATGTCTCCGTTCCGAGACAATTGGAGCCCCCTCTCGGGATTGAACCGAGGACCACCTCATTACAAGTGAGGTGCTCTACCACTGAGCTAAAGGGGCTGGACACGCAGTCTGGGAGTCGAACCCAGAGACCGTCCGTTAGATTCCACGGGTGCTCTACCGCTGATGCTTCTGCGTGCGCAAAACAATAACATAAATGGAGGAGCGAGAGGGATTTGAACCCCCGGTCCGCGCAAACGGACTCCTGTTTTCAAGACAGGTGCAATAAGCCTCTCTGCCATCGCTCCAGATGGTGCTTGCTAGACGCTCTGACTGCGCACCGACAGAAATGATAATGACGCCCTCCAGCAAGAGGCCGTCATCAGTATAGTGGCTGGCGAGGTATTGGCATTCATCCCGGTCATTTTCCTATTTTGCATCAATGAATGGGACGAAGCGGACTATGTAATAGAGAGTACAAAATGGACTATCTAATAGAGATATAAATCTCCCTAGAACAGAGAAAGCATAAATAATGAAACTAACAACTAAATACTTTTCTATTTACATAAACGCTTTAGTGATGAATATAGCCATTCAATACTGGCTGGCGAGGTAGGGCTCGAACCTACGACAAGCGGATTAACAGTCCGCTGCTCTGCCAACTGAGCTACTCGCCACCGTGAGGGTAGACAAAGTCAGTTTCAGCACCACCTAAGTGAATGCCCCCTCGCTATGAATCATAGCAATAGTAAGTCTTATTACCAGGACTTACAATTGATATAATTACAAATATGGAAACACAAAATTCACTAAAAGACGTTGTTTTGATGGATTCAGATGGAAAAGTCAATTTGATTGACGAGATTTCCGGGAAAGTCACTCTTTTTGCGAACGTTACTGGGCACTGTGGCAATGCTGAGCAGTATGGGATTCTGGAAAAGGTTTACCAGAAGTACAAGCACAGGGGTTTTGAAGTAATCGCTGTTCCAACAAACGATTACTGCGGAGCAGGAGTAACTTACGGCAAGTACGAGAATGGCATAACTGGAGCAAAGGATGCCGAGGAGTACGGACGTGCAGAGTGGAACGTTACATATCCGTTCTCGGAGATGGTTGTTTCCCGGGAAGCCCGTGATGGAGAAGAGGAAAAGCCAGATGTTCACCCCCTATACAAGAGCTTAAATCCAGAAGGAGAAAAGGCTCCAATGAACGGGAACTTCGAGAAATTCTTGGTCGATAGAAATGGCGTACAGAGAGTTAGAAAAGCAAATGGGGTTTTGCTTTGGTGGGCTCACCGTGATGGGTATTGCGAGTCACCAGAACAAGAATACGAGAACCTATGCAACGACATAGAGCGTCTGCTTGACGAATGATTACGCCTAAGGGCAGTTCATTCCATTCTCAACCCAAGCCTTATAGGTAACTGGCATCTTGTCTGCAAAAATAGCCTCAACAGACTTTGCGTACCTTCTAATATCAAGCTGAGCAGTTTTTGACAAACGCAAAGAAAGAAAATTCATTAAAGAACGAGCATTTACAGTCCAGTAAAACTGTGTGTACATGCCGACTGGAAGAACTGTCCTTGATAGCTCTTTCGCAATGCCCATATCTATAAGTTTTTTATATGCTTCATAAGCGCTGATGTTGGCTTGATTAATTATCTCTATTGCTTGATTGGCAATGTCTTCTTCAACTATATGAAACTCGTAGGCTCCTGGCTTTCCGACTTGCGACCTAACATCGTTTTGGTACGGTACAAAAAAGTCCTCGCCCACCTCGCTGTATCTTGCTGAAAATTCGTTGAATGAGCCAATCCTGTGCCGAAACCACTCCCTAGCAACAAAGACTGGACATTTAACATGAAAGCGGAATGAATTGTGCTCGAATGGGGTTCCGTGTTTTTCGCGCATGAGGAAGTTGATTAAACCTCTCCCCGAATCATCCATCTCTTGCTGAGACTTAGCAAATGAAACTCTTGCCGAATTAACAACAGAGATGTCATCTGCCATACATGAATCAAGACGAACAAAACCAAAACTTTGTGATTTCATCTTTACTCTTTCCTAGTTATGGCGCGCCGGGTAGGACTCGAACCTACAACCTACAGATTAGAAGTCTGTTGCTCTATCCGATTGAGCTACCGACGCATACCGATTACTTTATCGGGCATGCCCCTGTGGCGCAATTGTCCAAGTCCAAATCTCCCATGAAAGCCACATCCTGTAATGGCGTAGAGAAATCAATCTTGGCGAGCATCTTTTCGTACTCCTCCTTGGTTATTTCCTCGTATGGAGGCAAAGAGAAGTTGTGGTCAACATGGAGCAAGAACGAAACTGACTTAACGCTCTTGTCGTAGTTCTTTGAGAGCCACTCCTGGATTTCTCCAAGCTCCTCTTTGCGGTAATAGACGGTTACGGAGACAGCATTATCTGCCCACTCGGTCTGCATCTTCTTCACCCACTCAAGCTGCTCTACTGCGGTCATTGCTGAAGCTAGAACCGAACCCTCTGGCGACATGCACGGGAAGTCCACCACATAGCGTGTGTGGTCCTCTCTACCGTCGATACCAATATCCCACTGAATCTTGTATCCGCGCTTGCGACAAGCGTCCACAAGGGGGTCTGAGGAGCCGAAGCGAACACGCCTGGTGTAGAACGGAGCGAATGCTGGGTGAATCCCTGGAGTCACGCCTGGGAGCAGGGACAGCGTTCCTGAAGGCTGAACCGTGGTCAAACGAACCGATTCTGGCCATCCACGCTCAGCGGAGTACTGCTTATCAAATTCCTGCAGGTATTCGTATGCAGGTGACAACCATGAAACCTGCTCTTCTGAACACTGAAGGATTCCAGTAACAGACTGTCCAAGTCGCGCATTCTTGCTGACGATATTCGTTGTCTTTTCATATGGGTACGCCATGCGGGTAATTTGCTTTTGCGTCTTATAAAGCAAACGTGAAATTTCTTGGAATTGCTCCAAAGATTCCACATTTGGTAAAAAGATTGTTGCAAGGTTGCATGATTCGCCATCAGCCAATGCGATTTCTGCGCATGGGTTGAAGCCCTCAATTGAGTTATCTGGCTTTGCCTCGCCGAGTCGACCATACTTTCTTGCTAGGCGACGATTCAGCAAGCCGTAAGGCTCGCCAGTTCCGTCATAGCCCTTCCAGAGTTCGGTCATTATTTCGTCGTAGTGGTCAGCATAAATGGAGTTATTTGAGTTCGCTCTCCACGCAGGAATGTTTCCAGATGCCCAATTTTTTGCACGAAGGAAAAGAACGTCATCCGGGTCACCCATTGCAATCTGCGCTGAACGACGCGACGAACCAGAAACAACGATGCGACCAATGATGTTGCAAATGTCAAGTACGTCAATTGAACGAAGTTTTTTCCCTTCGCGGTTTTGCATAACTTTACTAATGTCAGCAATCCCATCAATCAGCGCGCCAGGACCTGATGCTGTACCACCAAATGTCTTTAATGGTGCGCCATACTCACGAATGAGAACCGTGGAGTACGAGAAAGACTTACCAGTATCAAAATATGACTTTAGTACTGCATGAAGAAGTCGCTTCCATCCTTGACGTGAGTCAGGGACGATGATGTCTGCGTCGTTACTACGTTCATGTGTAATCGTTACACCAGACTTAATCTTTGGTAGGTCGTGAATCTTTGAGCGCTCAACAGAGAATCCAACACCACCACCAAGCATTAGGTATTCGAACAAGAGCTCAAAATCCTCAATCTTTTCGATGTTCGTGAAATAGCAGTTGTTAAGAGATGTTGCATTGAGCTTCTGGACAAGCGGTGTGCCAAGTTGCCATAGTGAGCGACCAGAGAATGAGCATCGTAAGTTAAAGCAGTGGTCAAATAGCGCTTCTGCCTCTTCTTGGGTGTAGTCAACGCCAACCTCAATTGCACCGTTGATGACACGCTGGAGCGTCTCAACCCATGTCTCGTTATTCCCATTTTCCTTTTTGCGGCTATAGGTACGGAGAAATACTATTTCCCCCATTCCATTAAATCCCCATGGCGCTTGCTTCATTTTGTAAGAGTCGACAAAAGATTGACTAAGAGTTGACATGTTTCCATTCCTGTAATTGGCTAGTGATGAGAGAGACGAGTGTACAGTAAACATGAATACTGAAATGGTCTAGCATCCAACTAATTTTTATTTTATTAGGCCAAGTTCCCTGGCTGTAATTAAGGGTATTTGTTTGCCCTTTTTATATTTAAGAATTCTTGTATTAATTCCAGGAGCTATTTCAAATGGAATCCAGTAATCTTCAGTAATTACGAAAACCTGATTTGCATCAAGAGATGAGTTTGTATTATATCCCCATAGCTGAATTATTTCATTATTTTCTTTTTCATTTACACAGTCGCCAGTTGGGTGTCCGCAAACTAGGCACGGAGTACGGGTTGCCCTTAAATACGTAACACCGTCAATTTCTTCATTTTCATCTTGCCCGCCAAAACCAGGGCTCGAATAAAATGGCTGATTCATTTAACTATTATACAGCTTACTAAAATTCCTGGAGAAGAAAGCCAATCCTGGAAATTTCATCTCTTATTTCATTGTATTGAGACATTGGGATTGATGAATCAAACTTCTCATCCATTGTCTTGCTTAGCATTATTGGGTAGAGGGCGTGTCTGGTGTGACTTTCGCCGTTTTCCGGATAGATAAGGATTTCGTCCCAATCAATGGTTTTCCCTAGGTTTACCTTGTAAGGGGCGGCTAACATGGCGACTGGCATTATCTCCCCGTCATCCGTCATGCTTACGTGTGTGATGGTTATGCATTCCTTAACGGGCATATCTGGGTCTAGGAAGGCATCGGCAAGTTCAATCCCTTTTGTCTTTTCCGCGCTTGAAGAACAGTACCCTTCTGCGACCATCGTAATCCCGGTTACTCCCCAGTATTTTCTCATCATCAAACAAAGCTTTTTGCATTTGGTAAACCTTTTGGCGTGCGGTTCTTTTGATATCTCTGATTTCATCTGAGCAATTATCATTAGACTCGGGCCAACCCAGCCTATGAAGTGGGTTGCTATATCTTCCCCAATTCCATGCTCTTTTACAGCAGTATCTTTTGCCAATTGGGCCGACGTTAAGGCAAGAGCACATTTGCCAAAATCGTCAATATAATCGTCCACCGTGAGATATTAAGGGAAAATACTCGGTTCCAGGGGAAGCACCATCCCCTACGACCCAAATCCATCGACTAGAGTCTTTGTCATGGCAGATAACAGCAAATCAAAGAAAACAGCTAATAAAAAGAGTCCTGCAAAAAAAGCAGCTGCGAAAAAGGCACCTGCTAAGAAGGCAGCACCAAAGAAGTCAGCTGAAGCAAAGAAGACCGAAATCAAAGTCGGTGATTCGACGATATCTTTTGTTAACGCAGAAAAGTTCGTTAATCACGTACTTGACGATGTTGCAAGCAAGGCAAACCTTGTCAATGTCACAATCGACAAGAACGTTCAAAAGCAGAAGCGCTCACTTAGAAGATTCTTCAAGAAACTCTTCAAGTAAAAATACATCTGGACGGTCATGACAACTGACCACAGAAAAGCTCCAAGAAGACAAATACTGACTGTCACTAAAAGTGGCAGCTGGGGAAACGTCACGTACCATCACGAGTTATCTTGTGGACATACGGAGATTCGCAAGCGTGCTGCGACTGGTGATATTGCTTGCGCGTGGTGCTTTCGCGCAAAACAACGAGATGTAGAAATGAAATCGCTTGTTCGTGGTCCTATTTTGCTCATAGATGAGCCAGACCTTGGTTTAGAAGAGATGAGGATTGATAAAACCAGGGCCACTCTTTCTTCAAGATTTGGAGTTCCACTAGATGCCGTGGATGTCATGGCCGAAGACATAAACGGAAAGCTAGTAATTAGAAATGCCGTTATTTATCTTTCTGCTTTGGATGTTGAAAAGCTGACACGAAATAAGTAGGATGTCGTCCTTACCACTTAACTAAACGGGGGATTCGTGAGCGACTCTAAAGTATCGGCTAAACCACCAAAGAACGGCAAGTGCCTCGGACACGACCCAAACATATTTTTTCCATTTGCGGAAAAATCTGGTGACTCCTATTCACGGAGTTATGTAAAAGGAAGAGAAAATACGATTCTCGCAAAATCAATATGCGGAGAATGCGAGGTATCAGAAGAATGCCTCCAGTACTCGCTGCTCCACGAACCACACGGTATCTGGGGAGGGAAAACTGAAAGAGAAAGAAAAACTCTCAGGAGAAGACTCGGTGTATCACTAGTGCCAAAAGAGCCAATAAATATTTTGCTCGGATTCAAGTTCGGGGGATAGGTTACAGAAATGGCACAAAATCCATCAGAACAAACTTCCAACTTTTTAAGCAGGCTTAGCGGAGTTCGCCAAACAGGAAATGGCTGGCAGGCGCGCTGTCCGTGTAGAGAGGACGACAACAATCCTTCGCTTGCAATTGGTCAAGGTGGAGACGGGCGGACGCTTGTTACATGTCACCGAGCAATGTCTTGTGATGTTGAAAAAATTTGCAACTCAGTTGGCCTAAAGGTTTCCGACCTCATGCCGCCAGATGGGAAGTTTGTGCCATCAAAGAATGTATTTAATGAAGTTAGACCGAGTGCTACAAAAAATACACAGGTCAACCCGCCAAGCACTTCTAAGCCAAAATTCGTAAAAGCATATGATTACACAGACGAACATGGTGTCCTACTGTTTCAAAAGATGCGCCTTGTCGATGAAGATGGCAAGAAAACATTTAGACAGAGAAAGCCTGATGGCTCTGGTGGCTGGGTCTATTCACTTGGAGAGACGCCAAAGGTTCTTTATAATCTTCCAGCAGTTCTTGAGGCTAAATCAAAAAACATTCCGATTTGGTTGGTGGAAGGCGAAAAAGACGCCGACACTCTCATTGACATGGGAATTGTCGCCACGACAATGCCTGGAGGTGCTGGGAAGTGGCTGGACATTCACACCGAGGCTCTTGCTGGTGGAATAATCGAAATTGTTGCGGACAACGACGAAATAGGAAAGAAGCACGCACTTGATGTTTTCACGGAATTGCAGTCTGCTGGCTGTGACTCGCAGTTATGGATTTGTCCGTCGACAAAGGATATAACCGACCATCTTGGTTCTGGTGAAAAAATTGAAGACCTCATCCCGTTTGACTCATCGCAGTACTTTGAGCAGACACAAGAACCAGAAAAAGAAATTGAAGAATTATCAGCAGAAGAGCTAACACTCATCAAGCTCAATGAGCTGCTAAATAGGGACGACCTAACCGCAAAACAGAAGATTGCAAAGAGCAACTTAATAGTCGCATCATCAACAGTTGGACATGTACTCGACACCGGAAGATTGGTTCAGTGGAATGACTTCCTTGCTGAGTCAACAAACGAAACACATGAATGGGTTATACCAGGATTGGTTGAGCGCATGGAGAGAGTGATTGTTGTTGCTGCAGAGGGTGTTGGAAAAACGATGCTCGCGCGACAAATAGCCATCTGTTGCTCCGCCGGAATCCACCCTTTTTCGTTTCAGAGAATGCCTCAAATAAGAACCCTGACCGTCGACCTTGAAAACCCAGAGAAGATAATCAGAAGAACATCCAGGCAGATTGCTTCAGAAGCAATGGGGTTATCAAAGGTTGAAAAACTAGATGCCTACATCTTGACCAAGCCATCAGGAATGGACTTACTGAAAGCACAAGATAGGTCAATCCTTGAAGAAGCAATCGAAGAAGTGCAACCACAGATGCTTATTATTGGACCGCTCTACAAGGCTTTTCTTGACCCAGGTGGAAGAACTTCGGAGTCAGTAGCACTTGAGGTAGCGAAATATCTAGACACAATTAGGACTGTATACAATTGCGCACTATGGATTGAACACCATGCTCCTCTTGGGTCAACAATGTCTACACGAGACTTACGACCATTTGGTTCTGCTGTTTGGTCGAGGTGGCCAGAGTTTGGTATCTCTTTACAACCAGACCCAACTGCTCTAGGCGATTATGTTTATGACGTTAAACACTTTAGAGGTTCGCGAGAAGAGCGTCCGTGGCCACTGAAAATGAAGCGTGGGAAGAGATTCCCATTTGAAGTTCTAGATTGGATGAAAGTTGGGCCATGAGCGAGGATAAATCTAAGCCAATAACAACTAGGGAATTTTTAAGCGAACGTGATATGCGCATATTCAAAATGCGCCAAGCTGGAACATCAATAAACGAGATAGCTAGAAGATTTGGAATATCGAACAGCGTTGTCGCTAAAGCAATCCAGCGACAGCTTGAAAAGATGAACAAAGAAGCGGTTCTTGCCTACCCGGAAGTATTACGCATGGAGCTTGAACGGCTAGACAATCTCCAGCAGGCAATTTGGCCCATGACTCAACACAGACGACAAGTAATGGACGATGGTTCTGAGCAGCAGATAGAGCCAGACATGAAAGCTATTCAGCAGGTCCTTTCAATTATGGACAGAAGAACAAAATTGCTCGGCATGGAGAGTACAAACATCAACGTTCAGATGGACGTGAACAGCACTCAGAACGTAAGAGCAACGATTGCTGGGCAAGAAGGCGTAACAAGGCCGGCAATAGGTTTTGACCCAGAATCCGAGGCAAAGAAGCTCCTTGAATTGATGGCAATATCTGGGGTTCTTCCGGCCGACACAATAAAAGCTCTAATGGGTCCAGTTGATTCCGACATCATAGATGCAGAAATAATCTCAACAGAATTAGATGATAGTGTGGATGAATCGGAAGAGGAAGATGATGTCATCTGAAAATAACAGTCAAATAGATAAAGGTTTCGTACATTCAAACATCGGCCCAGCCATGGATAAGTTGGCTGAAACGCTAGATATGACCATTCAGCCAGTAGAAAAAGAAGATGATGGTCCAGCCCAGGTTCAACAGTTGATTAGATGTACGGATACCGACAGGGATAGGTGGAGGCAGGCTTCAGCGTTATCAAATATGACAGTTTCTGCATGGATTAGACAAACACTTAACATCGAGGCAAGAACGCTGCTTGAGTGCGACCACCCACTAAACGAGATGTTGTTGTATCCGTGGGCAAAAATATGCAAAAAATGCAATACCAGATTAAAGTAGTTTTCACTAATTATAAACTCTTGACCTTTTAGGCATAGTGGTATCATTGCAAGCGAAATGTCTTCGCAAAATAATGAGTTCGAGATTCCCTTTAGCCTGTCACGTCGTGGTAAAAAAGAGGAAATTAACGTCAAGGCAATAGGCCGGCGAATCGGCTCATCGGCAGCAAGCAGACTCGTTGACCGACCAAATATAGGTGGTGAAAGAAGGCGCGGAGCTCGTGGACTTGGCGTCCCAGATGGAGACCTGAATCCCCGCACCAGAGTTGACGTCGACGGAGATGGAACAATTTTCGATGGGTGGCCGGGCTGGGAGCAACCAGACCCAACCCCATCGTCGATGCCTAATGCCCCAAAATTATCTCTATCTAGTGGAGAAAAAGATAAAAAACCATCTTTCCCACGAAAACCCACATATGGCCCATTTATTGGAAGTGCTGAAGAAAGATTTGGCAAAGCAAAAACATGGGAAGAGTTTAAAGAGATTTACGACGATACCGAAATAAACTTCTTTGACTACGAAACAACTGGTCTTGTATTTGACGAATTCAGAGAACCGTCAGCCAATGGTCAGCCAGTTCAATTTGGCGTTGTGAGAATGAAGGGCGATAAAGAAATAGCTCGCCTGAATCTATTCATGAATCCAAAAGAGCCGCTTGGCGAATGGTCGGCAAGAGAATTAAAAGATAAAGACGGAAACCAGCTAACAGACGAATGGCTATCCAAACAGATGTCTATGGCCGAAGCTCACAGGGCGCTCGTTGAATTCGCTGGAGAAGATGCAATTTTTGGTGTACAGAATGCTGCGTTTGACAAAGACGTTCTAGAACAGACGCTTAGCGATGCCGGAATTGAATGGCGTCCCGGTGGATACCTGGACACAAAAGACATAGCAGACATGACTCTTCCGAAGTGGTCTGAAGAAAATCAGGATGGGCCATTTCTTATTGACTCTGAAGGAAACAAGAAACCATCAAACGGTCTTGCCGCGATAACCAAGTATTTAGAGGTTGAGCTAGGAGAAAAACACCATACCGCAGACGCCGACGCACAAGCCACGGGCCGTGTTATGTCGGCAATAATAAACGGTGCTCTTGAAAGAGATTGGCCAACTAATCTTCTTGATTCTGAAAAGAGAAAAAACAAACTGCAGAAAGATAATGAAAAATTTGATGCAGAAATAAAAAAATTTAGAGCAGCAAAAGAAGAGTTTATTAAGGCTGCAAAGCAGAATCAGCAACCAAGTTTGTCATCTGGCTCACAGGAGCGCCCAATAATAAAACTGGATAACAATAAAAAGCGTCCAGTTATATCGTTTCAAAAAAATGAACGAGAAATGCTTAAGAAGCATCGTTCGACTAACTACAATTACGGCGACGATAGTGTTCTTGGCGGAAAGATAAATGCATACAAGAATGACTGGCTAAAAGGGCTTAGTAGCAAACAGATAGCAGATTTGATTGTTCCAGACTCGCAGGATGGACACTTCAGAATGTGGGTTGATGACATTGCTCCAGGTGCATATGAAATCGAAGGACCAAGAGCTGCATTTAAAAAGTATTACGACGAAATGATGGCGAATTCGCCATGGGACGAAGTCGACTACTCCCCAGAAAACGTTAAAGCATCACGAGATGCGGTGGAGGCTTTGCTCGACTCTTCTCCAGCTGTTAAATGGGCATTCGAAAACCATGGTGCTCCATCCATCGGAGTAATGTCGGCAAAAGGTGTTGAAACATACGAAGCGATTCCATCGGTCAGTCAAAAATTAACAAGACTGCAAAATGAAAGATTTTTGTCTAAAAAACCATTTGTTAGAGCAAGATTGTCCCCTGGTACAAATCTTCTAATATTCAACAAGCGCGCCCTTATCGATAGAGAGGGTTCAGTACCAGGAGAAGAGACACCTCTTCTGTGGTCTGATACGCATATGCCATTGATAACTGATGCGCATATAGACAAATCAATCAGTGGGACGATTGTCCACGAATGGGGTCACTGGCTCGTTTTCAGAGCAGTCAAAGACACCGAGCAAGGAAAGAAAAACAGAACTAATTTCTTTGGTTCAGGCAATATAAACGATGACAACTACCTAAATGCGCTTTTGCTTTCTGAGTATTACAAGCAAACAGATAGGGACCTACCACTGATGAAACTATGGGATGACAAGGTTCCCGTAGATGAAACAAACGACGTTCCGCGTGTCATCACATCATACGGACACACCAATCCAGCCGAAACATTTGCAGAGGGTGTTGTTGCTTACTTCCACCCAAACCAAGAGGTGAGAAAAAATGCAATAAATGAAAAATTAAGAAAAGATATTGAAAGTTTTCTTGGTGATGGTTCAGAAAGCAGACCGTGGGATGATAATGAATCACTAGAACTCGCTCTATCTTCTGGCAGAACATCTAAACAGCGCTCAGCGAAGAGAGAAGTAAACTCAGCAGCATCGGAACAGGTATTCTCATCGTCTTCAGAAGAAGACAGAGAATTGGCTCGACTTGACTACTCAATTTCCCTGGCTTCTGGCTTAAACGTTCCCGAATCTGGCTCACAGAAGTTAAATATTGTTAGTGATTTAGATAATAGAGAAAATGACAATTTTGCCACACCTATACGCACGATTAGCTTTAGGGATGAAAGTGGAAAAAATAAAGAATATGTGATATTCGCTACTGGTCCACTTGGTGACAATGTTTATGTTTTTGAAAAGACAAAACTCGATGCATTTGTTGAAAAAAGAGAACAAGAACTTCTCTCCTTCTACGGAAAACCACTAGACGAAGTCGGTATATCCGTAATAAGTAGAATGACAGATGAAAAATATATAAGAAATAAGAAAAATGGTTTAGTTGGGGCTATGTCAGTCATGACCCCATCTGGGGAAGATTCAACATCAATAGTTAACGAAATTGCGATTGATGACAAGCACAAGAGGAGAGGACTCGCTTCTGCCTTATTCAAATACCAGAGAGATTTCTGGCCCGACCAAGACCTTCACCATAGTTCTGCACTTTCTGATGACGGTAGAGCATTTGCCGCAGCAACACAATTTGATGGAACATCAAATCCTCCAGTAAGAAATCTACAAGAGGATTTATCAAACTTTGTAAATGACTTAATAGAGCCACTTCCAGACGATGTAGAAGACATGCCACCATCTTTGTCATCAGGGGCAAGAGTCTCACCAAAAGAACGCAAAAAACAACTTGAAAAAGTAAATTCTGCTATTGATTATTTGCGTAATTTAGATTTACAAATAGCGGAAGTTGATTTAATAGACCCAGAAACAGGCAAGCAGATACAGTCTCCAATTTTCACAGTTGCCGGTAGACCAATGGCACTTGTTGATGTAAACGGAATAAGAATACCCTTCTACCAGAGCACGGGCAAAGGCGGAAAGGCCAATCCAGTAGGGAAATGGTATCCAATTTTTGGTGTCGGTAAATCAGATTTGATATTTGACCAAGAATACAGACGTTTCGTGGATAGGGGTGGTTGGTTCAATAAGGGAGACACGTTTGAGGTTATAGAGAACTACTACGGGGTTCCTGAATTCGAAAGAATCGCAACGATTCTTAATGATATTGATGATTTAACAAATATTGATTTCTACAACGTTGGTCAACCAGTGCCAGAGGATGAAATAATTGAATTACTAAAAAAGAATGGCTCGGTTATTCCAAAGGGCCAAAAACTTCCGGTGGCAAGAGAATCAATCAATCATGATTTGTGGAAAATAGTTAATAGAGACCTGACCCCATACCCGACGGTGGGTCACGCAGAACGTTCTGGCGGTCGTCGTTGGGACTATCTAAACGAAGTAATTGACAGGATTAAAGCAAATAGGGCAAATCTAGACATTAACTCGGTTTCCATAGCGGTTAACAGAGATGAACTTTCTGTTTCTGGCGAATCAAATCGCATTAAAAATAGAGATGTACAACTAACTGTTAAAGATAAAAATGGAGACTCAATAAAGGTGTCCATAGAATCAGAACTAAAAACTAGATTTGATGATACAGAGGAGCAGAACCTCACAGTAAGAATGAGGTCAAACGGATTGGAAGTTGGCGTCCTTCACGCACGCACCGACACTGGGGGCGAGCTTGGAAATCGAGGCAAGCTGACCATATCTGACGTCCTTGTCCCCGAGGATTATCATCGTCGTGGTCACGGTAAGTTGATGCTCGCGCTAGCAGAAAAATATAACATTGGTTCAGAAAAAGTTAACCACTCATCGAAGCTGAGTGAACTTGGAGAGCTTTTTGCTAGTGGAACTAGTTCTCCTTCACTTTCTTCTGGAGCGAAAAAGCGTGACTTACCACGTGGCCGTAAACCAACGAAACAGAACATTTCTGATGGGCAAAAAGTTTCAGATAAATTAAAAGAACAAGCTATTTATCACGAGAACGGTGGATATTTTGAAGCTGGTTACTCCAGTGGTGCAGCCAAAGCATCAGAACAAGTACTAGAAGCAGAAAATAGATTGGCCGCCAGAAGTATTGTTATATCGCTTGAAAATCAGTATGAAAAACTAAAAGCATATGAGCAAGATTACGTCGATAACGGAAACCACTACTACGTAGCAGAAGCTGAAGGGGCACGGGACGGAGCAACACAAACATTTAGGGCAATGTATGGCCAAGTTTACTCAAAGATAGAATACAACGCTCTGCTCAAACGCCAAAGAGAAGAAGAAAAGAAAAAAGCCAAACGAATCGCCGATGGCGCATCTCTTTCATCTGGTGCACAGCCAAAGATAAATCTTTCGGATGACGAAAAGAGGGAGATAATACGTCTTGCCTCTCAGAGAAAAGATAACTTCTCTCGCAGTGTTGTGGCTCAGTATTACAAGAATAACGGGCAGTTGTCTAACAGACAGTGGTCTGCTCTTAACCGCATGACGTCGAGAGGTGCTCTCGGATTGAGCTCCGGCATGGTTAGCGATGAAGAAATTTTGACGAGAGTGGCAAAGTCTTTTGAAAGAGCTTCTCTTCCGGAAGAACCATCAACCCCAATTGACCAAAGACTTATCTACAAGTTGGCTTCAGAAATAAAGAAGAAAGATGGAACCCCTGTATCTACAAATGACTTCCTTGACTTCTTGCTACAAATAGCGCAAATGAGTGAGGACAAGTTTAGTCCACACCCTGGATTTAATAGTCTTGAAGAAGAAATTCTACCAATTGAATCACTTGCCGAAATATTCAAAGGACTTGGACACTCAAGAGTCGAAGTTGCAGGTTCTCCAACAAAGAAGATACTTGGTCCAGTTATCAGTGAACTAGCAGACCTTGCTGGTGACGATGAGTTTGTTCAAGCCGCACGGGACTATGCGCTTCCACCACTTGATGTATGGGCTTCAGCAGCGGCAAAATCAATTATAAAAATGCAAGAATTAAGAAACGACCTTGGTGAGTCGCGCCAGCAATTCATGATGCGCGAATTCAGACAGGAATCAATTGATGGTGTTAATTCTTTTGTTCTTAGAGATATAAACGATGAAATAATAATGTCCGTGCCAATAGCCGCATTACAGACACGGGAAAGAGGAAGTTTCCAGTATTCGAGACTAAATACAATAATGTTCGAGTATCACCAGGCAACACCAGGTATTCCGTTTATGACATTGGTGAAAAAACACATGTTCCCTGATGACCCAGCTGAAGAAATTTTGGCCGACTCAAAAGTCATGTCTGCAAATGGTGACGCAGCAACGGGTGGAAGAAATATGGCCGAAGTTATAAATAACACAAAGCTAACTCCACTTAGTACATTTAAATTTTCAGACTCTCCAGCAGGCAAGAGGGTTAAGGAAATGTTCCAGCGCGCATATGCAAACGTTGCCCACCACGATGAATTCGCCAGAAGGTACGCAATTCGCGTAAGAACTCTCCTCCTAGATGCCGGAATAGACCCAGATAGACCAGACGTAAAGCGAGCACTAACAGTCGGCTGGAAACAAATACCAGACACAACTGAAGAGCCACCAGAAAACGGTGGAAGATTTGTATCAGCAGCGCTTCTAGTAAGAAACCTAGTTGCATCACTGTATAGACCATCTTGGGATAACTCTGGAGAGACATATACGACTCCACATGAATTCATGCACCTAATCACTGGGCAGGGCTTCACTAGACACGGAGAGATGGCTTCGAACATAGGATGGCTTGGAGCTTTTGGTGAAGATGTTTGGCCTCAAGTAGCTAACTTGCTTGGCGCACAACAGAGATTCTTTGAGCTGCAAGTAAACGATAGTGCCAATGGAGACACTAATGAAGGTTATGCCGGATTTAGGAGCTTGGTTCTTAATAAGCTAAGCGACACAATCGGAAGAGATGCTCTTGACAAAATGTGGACAGATGAGAACGGGATTCTGCGATACTCGAAGAGTGACGGATTGTTTGATGGGTTCAACTGGATTGACCCACTAGTACCGCTAGAGGCATCAGACCTTGGGTGGGGTTTAAAGCTTGGGCAAGCAGAGAAAAATGATGGACCAAGCCTTAGCTCTGGTGCAGACAGAGAACTAAATATCTTTTCGGAAAAGATAGATGCCGACATTGTCAGTTCTGCAATTGCAAAAAATAAACGAATAAATACATTAAGAAAAGAAAGAATTAAAGACCTCAAGGATTATGGATATAGGCGCATTTCTGAAGATTCCATAGAGGAACAGGATAGATTAATAGAACTTTATATGGATTCTTCATATGCAGATGGAGAGCTTGCAAATAAGTGGAGGAAAAAACCATACCCCGTGTTGACGGACATGGAAAAATCCATGAACATACCAGAAAATATCATTCCGCTATCCGAGATTGAAAAAGAAGCAAAAAAATTAGGAATAAGAATACGTAACCCAAGGCATGACATATCTATCAGGAAGCGTCAGGCGGTTGTAGAACCATTTAACTCCGACGCTTATGAAGAAGAATATAAACGCATATATGAAAAATATGAAAACATGCTCAAAAACAATGAAACAATCAACGATTGGTCGGATTTAGAAATTCGTGTACAGGATTTTAGTTTTGAAATACTTAACGACGATATTGAATTAAACGAAACAAACAATAGTGAATCTGAGCGACAGAAAATAAGAGAAGAGAAGCCGGATAGTCGTCCTGCTCCAGATTATGCCCTTAGAAGCTTCGACTCTCTATCCACCGACGAACAAGAAGAATTAATAACGCTTAAGATTAAGAATAAGATTCGTTTTAATCAATATCTTGACTTAACTCGTAAATTTAACGACAGAGCAGAGTTTGACTATGACTACTTTGAGGATGACGGCTCGACTGGTACACGTATTAGATATAGCCATGATGACCTGAAACGAAAGCCAGCGTCAAAAGGTAGAAATAAAAGAGTGACAGATGGTCTGAGCCTTAGCTCTGGAGCAAATGATAAATTCAAAGAACAACTTAAACTCATAGATGATGCAGTATCTAGAAGTTCATCAAAAGGAGTGACCACCTCGTCTTATCAACAGAAAGATGTTACAAAAGAGCTTGTTGATGAAGTTGAAAAAGCAACACTGGATATACAGGATACAATTCGACTAATCACAGAGAGAATCGACGAGCAACTAGACGAAGCCTATGACGGCAATCTTCCAGAAGCCCAGAAACAAGCCAGAATAGATGAGTTACTAGAGGAGCTTGAGTCTGTATCAAAGGTGCAGGAATCATCTCGTCTGGCTTATCAGACTCTAGAGAAATTGCAAAGTATTTTTGATGAAAATAGAAGAAATTTAGACCCGAGCCTTAATCCTTGGCCTCCAGGTCTGCATATTTCAAGAAATAAAGACGGAGAAATAACTGGAATAGCCCTAACCGCCATTAGCAATGCTCCAATTTCTGGGGAGTACTCAAAGAGGTGGAATAACATTGGAGATGTTTCGGATGGACGTGTATTGTCTATCGACTACCTTGTTAGCCTTCACAAAGAAGAAGGGACAGGCAGGACAATGTTAGGGACAATACTGAATGAAGCAAAGAACAATAATGTTTCCTTGATTCAGATTGAGGCAACGAATTCAAGTGGAGAATACTGGAATAAATTTGGATTTTCTAACCCGAAAAGGAACAACGACTGGGCAACGAATGGGGCTCTTCCTTCTTATAGCTTCCTTCCAATTGAAACTCAAAAAGAAACGGATGATAAATAGTAAAAATGGGTGAAATAACAGACCTCGACTCCATGGACAAAGACTACCTATCTGCCTTGAAGAAAAAGTATGGAATCTCTGATGTTGAAAAAGTATCCGAGGAATTGTCGGCCAGCCCAAAGGGAAGAGCAAGTAGACGTTCAAGAAGAGAAATCGAGGAATAACAATGAGTGGGAAGATAACAAAAGAAATGATTGACTCCTACATGTCCAATTTCTCGGATGAAGAGGTTGCAGACATTATCGCAGCAGAGAAAAGTGAGATTCACTCGGGTTTCCCATCAAACAGGGCCAAGAAGTCAAAAAGAGCTGAAAGACGCTCCTCTAAGAAAACCTCAGAGTCTGGTAATCTTTAACAAGTAAACACTATGCCTAATCAATTTTACGAAGACGACGAAGAGTACGTAGAACTCATAAAAGAGTACGAGCGGTACATACGCGACACCCCTGGTGCATATGAAGATTTCGACGAATGGGTTGAAATAGAATATGGACAATCAAGAAAAAAGGCGATTAAGCGCCCAAGAAGGAAACGTGATAAGGAGTTCTAATGACCGTCCCTAATACAGACTCAAACGACAATCAATTACTGTCAGAGCTTGCTGCCGCAGATGGAAAATTAAGAAACGACAGCTTTGAGTCGTATATGGATGTAATTGCAATATTTGAACATTCAAAAAGAAGGTTCAAAACTGGCGAGCTAGTAAACGATAAGGACCAGCAATGAACGAGGAAACAGAAGAAGAGAAAAAGGATTCAGAAAATCCAAATGCGCGAGCCGTTCCTGTATCCGAGGTGGTAAAACAGGTGGGCCCGCGCATTAGACCGCGACGAAAGTGTTGCGGAAACTAGATAAGTGAATCTTCGGTTGATTCAACAATCGGAGATACTGGAAGTTGAATAATTTTTGCAAGATTATTCTTCTTCCGAGGTGCTGACTTCTTCTTTGCAGCTTTCTTGCTTGCCATCTTTTTTGCAGTCTTCTTGACCACCTTTTTGGCGGTCTTCTTGACAGCCTTCTTCACTGCCTTCTTTTTTGGTGCAGCCTTTTTCTTTGCTACCTTCTTCTTAACGGCCTTCTTGGCCGCCTTCTTCTTCACTACTTTCTTTCTTGCTGGTTGCTTTTTCGCAACCTTCTTCTTTTTCTTTGCAGCCATGATGGCCTCCTTATTGTTGTGTTTTACGTGTCTTCTTAGATTGCTTACTTGCTACAACGATACCCAACTCTTTAGCCGAGGGCTCGCTTGCTAGCGCTGAAAGTTCAGCTTCGTAGATTTCGGCGTACTCATCAGAGTGACGACTCTTCAGTACGAGGTGAGCCCTACGCCTTGCTTCCTGCCTCATTACGGCAAGTGCCATTGAGCGCTGCTTCTCAACGCCAGTGAACTTGGGTCTTCCTTTTTTCATTCCTTTAGCTTTGAGCTTGTTGTACTCTGACATATTTAGTAACTCCTTAGGTAAGTGGATTAATTAGAGTAGTTAAATAATATGTGCCAGAGACAAAAACAACAACCTCACCGATAAAAATAAAAAGCGCCCGTTCCATGGTCTCTGCCATGGGTTAACGGGCGCTTTAAATTACTTAATTGCTTAGAACGGCTCTTCTGCGTCCATCATTCCGCCGCCAACTGGGGCAGCTGTCATTGGCTTTGCTCTACGTGGTGCTGGTGCAGAGCTATTGGTCCGTGCTGGGGCTGGGGTGTCGCCTGACTGCTTTGTCCTGCGAACAATTTCCTCAAGGCCCTTGGTGTCGATTGCAACTGTGTCCGCAATGACTTCTGTGATTGAGCGCTTTGCCCCATCCTTGTCATCGTAAGAGCGTTGCTCAAGTCGGCCCACAACAACAACTGGAAGTCCTTTTCCAAGGGTTCTGGCTGCATGCTCGGCGGCAAATCTCCAAGCTACAACGTTGAAGAAGCTTGTCTTTTCCTGCTTCTCGTTGCTTTGGTCATACCAAACATGATTTACAGCGACAGAGAATGCGCAACGCGCTTGTCCTGATGCCGTAAAAGTGAGTTCTGGGTCTCCTGTGAGATTTCCAGAAATCGTGACTGGTGCTAAATTCATTATTTCTCCTATTCCTAATGGGTTTTTACCTGCCCCCAGATGATACACAGAACGAACTATGATGTCAACATGTCAGAACCAAAAAGTACCTCAGAAGCAAAATTATTAATTGCCAACACAATCTCCGAGGTCGTTCTTTCGTTCCAGACATCTGGCGACGAAAACGAATCGGACATGAGTGAGTTGCGAGTCAATACGGAAGATTTTGTTGAGCGTGTTCTTGATTCGTTGCAAATAAAAATCATTTCAGTGAGTAGCGAGACTGGGATAGTCTGCACTATGGACCCAATTGATACAGAAGAGTTTATATTTGTCGACTAATGGTTGACCATAAAACCCTTTAACAGCAAGGGTTTTGACAAATGTTGCGCACACGCGTGAATTTGGTATACTTATAAGCGCCCCTTGGCGGGGTTAATAATCACTTACATATAGAGCAAATACTAACTCTACTTTTATCCGCCGAACGAAGGACAAGCAATTGAAACAACTCACAGGATGGACTATTTCTATACTTTTTGGAGCTCTTGGGATTTCACTCCCAGGGACAACAAAGGCGGAGGTAGCCACACTGTTGCCTCCCCCGGCTGTCATGGTCTTAACGCCAGACAGGATGGAGGGAGTTAAAGCAAAGGCTGTTTTGCTAGATGTTTATGCTTTTGGCGAGAATAGCCAGCGAGTGAAAACGCTCCAGACGACAATCGGGACCGTTCGGGTTGATGGCGTCTATGGCTCGATAACCCGTCGTGAACACGTAGAGAAACTGCAGGAATTAAACCTCCCAATCAGCAACGTCCCAACACCCCCAGCGAGTTCTGTCTACAACATTCCGAGTGACCCAGACAAGCGATGCCCAATGTGGGAGCCATTGTTCAAGGAAGTTGGCTTGGAACCAGTTGAGGTGTTCTCCTATGTCGCATGGCGCGAGAGCAACTGCCGCCCAGATGCCCAAAATGCGACCTGGGATAAGAATGGGAATATGACATACCACCTAAACAAGGACAAGTCATACGACACTGGATTGCTCCAGATAAATTCTTCATGGAAGTCAAAGGTTGCCATGGTCTGCGGTGAGGATGCTGTTAAAAACAGAATGAGCGGACTCAAGGACGTTAATTGCAACGTCAAATTTGCAAAATGGATTATGGACAACAGCGCAGGCAAGCTTGGAAACTGGAGAGTTTACAAAAACTAATCTCCAACACGGGTTGATTTATTCCCACTTTGATGCCATGCTTAGTGCACTATGGCTGCAGAGTTTGATATACCCCAAAAAGTTTTTGACTTTAAAAAAGATTTGTCTTATGGTGAATCCGGCGAAGAACTAGTTAAGTCTTTTTTCGCAACGCTTTCCGAAGGGGCTTTTGAAGTTAAAAGCGATAGATACCGAAATGGGCGCATGGTCGTCGAGACAGAACAGAATCCTCGCGGCACCACGGATGGTAATGGTGAAAAGATTTGGGTTAAGAGCGGGATAAATATAACCACTGCAAAGTGGTGGGTGTACATATACGCGATGGACGGCTCTTTTGTAATAATCTCAGTAGCAAGACTGAAGCGCTTTTTGAGAAAACATCCAGATAAATTTAATCAAGGAACAAAACGGGATTTTGGTGGCCAGGACAACCCTGCAAAGGGTTTTCTTATCTATCCAGAAGATGTAATAAAAATGATGTACGACAAAGAATACGACGAAACGGAGTAGTATTAAATCATGTTAGAACTTACCGACCAAACATTCAATGAAACAATAAAGTCGTCAGACAAGATTGTTATTGCGGACTTCTGGGCACCATGGTGTGGGCCATGCCTAAAACTCTCTCCATTGCTTGAAGAATTGTCAAAAGAATTTACCGACACTGTTGTTTTTGCAAAAATAAACACAGACGAGAACATGGTGACAGCCAGAGAATTCGACATCATGTCGATACCATCTCTTCTTGTCTTCCACAATGGTGTTTTCCAGGGGAAAATGAATGCATCTGGAAGCGTCAGTGCATTACGTGAACGAATAGCCAGCACGGTAGAGGTTTTCAAATGAGACCCGCCCTTGTATCGGCTCACTCTTATAAGGTGTAGAAACCGTAGCGGTCCACGTTGGTTCAATTCCAACCAGGGGCACGAAAGAGGATGTAATGAGCACAAAAGATAAGACACCAGATAGGTTTTGGGACAAAGTACACACTGGCTCTCCTGAAGAATGCTGGACTTGGAACGGGGGACTTACCAGGGGTGGGTATGGAGCTTTCAAGGTTAATGGCATACAAGGAAGAGCCCATCGATACTCTTTTCTCCTTGCCAATGGCTTTTATCCTCCAGTGGTTATGCATATTTGTGACAACCCCCCATGTGTAAACCCAGCCCATTTGACCGCAGGTACACAAGCATCGAATATGGCTGATTGCGTCGCAAAGGGTAGGTTTGTTAAAGCACAAACACTTAAAACACATTGCCCCAAAGGTCATGAGTACAATTCCGAAAATACTTACATGCATGGCAACAATAGGCAATGTCGGGCATGCAGAAAGATAAGAAGCGCGGAGTGGGCATATAAAATAAAAAAGAACAAGGGCCTGTAGCTCAGTGGTCAGAGCAGGGGACTCATAATCCCTTGGTCGTGGGTTCAATCCCCACCGGGCCCACTATGAAAAATATACTAAAATCACTATTATCATGCCTACCCCACAACTGCGTCAACAAACAGCTGTATTGGGAGGACCAGAGTGGCCGTGGTCTTTTCTGCGGGTCTTGTGGGAAAATAATAGATGAGCAGATTTACCAAGTCCCAAAGGTGTAGGTTGAAGCAATGAAACACAGATTTTTTTCCAGAATGACCCCAATGGGGGAACATATCAAACTATTCGTTCTTTCCGTCGATGACGAGAAACAAGAACTGTATGAAACAGCGCTTGTTGACGGTGAGCTAGTTGAAACATCCGAATTAATGAAGAATATTGTTGATGGCTTCCAGGATATGAAGGAAATAAGCATGGAAGATGCAATGAGATTCTACGAAGAAGAAAACATCGCAGAAGTGATGAAGAAAAGATTTGGATAAATCAAAATGAATGAGCTCCAGCTACAGATTGAAAAATTAAAAGAGAAGATAGTTCCAGAATACTGGAAGTCGATAGACGTCGATGAGGGCTGGTATCAACTTGTCTTGGATTGTGATAAGGAATTAACTGGAGCTGACCCAAAATACCAGATTTATCAAGTTAAGGAAAAGTTTGGTGGGCTTCGTTACTACACAAAGCCATCTAATCCAGACGATAAAGACATCCTGAAACGAATTGTCAGCATTATCTCGAAGTACGAAGAGATTGCTTCTAGAACTTGTAGCGCGACAGGCAAGCCAGGTGTTCTCATGAAGTCAATTGGCGGGTGGCGCAAGACTCTGAATCCGGAATATGCGGCAGAGACACTTCATTACGGCAAGTACTCAGTTGTTGGTGTTGAATGAGTTACGAATCAGAAAAAAAGCACTTCGATGAGCAGGGTTTTGTAATTTTTAAGAATTTGGTATCAGTGGATAGATTAGAAAAGTATAAAACTTACTACGAGGAAAATAATCACCTCTGGAAACGCACTGAAGAAGACCAGAAAATTTCTGGTTGGGAGTACAGAGACAACATGCACACCGAAGATGAATATATAAGTAATTTTCTTAATTCAAAAGAGATTTTAGATATTGTCAGTGTTCTGCTTGATGGCAATAAACCAAATTTGCATCTATCTCTTTTGCCTTGGATTTCTGTTGGCCAGGACTGGCATTACGACAGCGTCATTGCTGATTTTTTTGGTTTGTATGAAGATAGGCATTATCACAGAATGCATAAATCTCATGTTGGTGCGTGGATTGCGCTTGACAAAATTGAAATAGAATCTGGACCATTTGGATATATTCCAGCTAGCAATAATTTTGATTATCTGAATAATCCATATTTTCTTTCTTTCAAAAAAGAATACGAAGAAAACCTTCTTCAGCAAGAAAACTGTTCTCGAACTGAAGATTTGTCAAAAATTTTTCCAAACCATCGTATAGTTAGGGAGTATGCAGTGATGATGGAAAAGTTTGTGGAAAAATCATTAGAAGAAGGTTTTTTTAAAGCCGAAGCGTTTCTAGCACAGCCAGGAGATGTTTTATTTTGGTCTGGCAACACACTTCATTGTGCTCATAAAAGTTTACCTGGGTTTTTCCGCAAAAACATAATCGGGCACTATCACTATTAATAATTATGATTATCTTCGGAATAAACGCTTGCTCCCATGATGCTTCGCTGTCTGTAATTGAAGACGGGAACATCCTTTTCGCATCGCATTCCGAGAGGTATAGCAAAATAAAAAATGATTGGTTTCTGAATCAAGAAATTGTTAACGCAGCCCTTGAGTATGGAAAACCAGATGTCATTGGATACTACGAAAAGCCATTTTTGAAAAAGATTAGGGTTGGTCTTTTCGGTGGAAGCAACGTTCCGTATTCTGGTGTAAAAGAATACTTCCCTAAGTCAAAAATATTGAATTTTAAACATCATTATTCTCATGCGTGCGCCGGCTACTACACAAGCAATTTTGATAACGCTGCGATAGTGGTCCTTGACGCGATTGGGGAATTTGAAACAACCAGCATTTGGTCTGGAAACGGAAATGAAATAAAAAAAATTTTTTCTCGGAGCTACCCATTCAGCTTCGGACTTTTCTACTCAGCTTTCACGGAATACATCGGACTAAAGCCAAACGAGGAAGAGTACATAATGATGGGAATGGCCGCCTACGGCGACCCCACAATTTACTTTTCTGAGATTAACTCCTTATTCCCTTCCATAGATAAACAGACAGAGCTTTTTCATTACGGTGTTAGTGGATTTTCTGTTAAACCAACAGAGCAAAATAAATTTGATATTGCAGCTGCCGTTCAGGCTGTCTATGAAAAAAGACTTATTGAATTCATGGTATTCGCCAAGAAAAAGACTGGGAAAGAAAATCTGGTATTTATGGGTGGATGCGCCCTTAACTGTTCTGCAAATACAAAGCTGTTTGACATCTATAATCAGGTATGGATTATGCCGAATCCTGGGGATGCTGGGAGCAGTCTTGGAGCAGCAGCCGCTGTGTATGGAAAACATCTAAATTGGCAAGGCCCATATCTTGGAAAAGATGTTGGCAACGAATATCCGGTGGATTCAATATTAAAAGAACTGATTGAGAACAAAATTGCAGCAGTTGTAAGCGGAAGAGCAGAGTACGGTCCAAGAGCTCTAGGGAATAGAAGCATTTTCGCAGACCCAAGAGAAGCTTCCTGCAAAGACTTGGTCAATACTGTTAAGGGCAGAGAGATGTTTCGACCATTTGCCCCAGTTGTCCTGGAGGAGCATGCTTCAGAATGGTTTGAAATCAGCCATCCAAGTCCGTATATGCAATTCGCTGTGAGATGCAAAAAACCAGAGTTGATTCCCTCTGTGGTTCATGAAGATGGCACTTCAAGGGTTCAAACTGTCAATAAACAGCAACACGCTGGTCTTTACGAGCTTTTAAAACAGTGGCACGAATACTCTGGTGTTCCAATCCTTTTAAATACAAGCCTTAACATAAAGGGACAGCCTTTGCTGAACGACTTGGCTGATGTTGTGGCGTGGAATTCCATGCATAGAGGAATGAATATTTGCATATAAGATGTCAGCATGACACTTAGGAAATTGCGCACAATGATTAGGGTGCTCTGGAGAAGGATATTCGGGAAAAAGTCCCCTTATATCTACTAGGCAAATTATGCAGGAAGAACATCCATATCCAGACTGGGACGGGGACCTTGATGAAACCGTATTTCGGCACATCTCGTTTTCTCAACGTGTTTCTCCATTTAAAACGAATAGATTTAATCTTGGCAGTGAATACCCAATGCCAGAGTTATTGGACTACTCATTTAACAAGCACGGCTTCCGCTCAATCGAGTTCCATGAAAACACAAGCATGGTTGCGCTTGGATGCTCTCACACTTTTGGAGTTGGAGTTCCAGAAAACCTAATCTGGCCCACCGTTGTCAAAGAGCTAATGGGAGTTGATGACGTAGTCAACCTAGGGGTACCTGGTTGCTCAATTGCGAAGCAGATAAGAATATTGAGCACCTATATTCGTATGTACGGGCCGCCGAAGATTGTTCTATGTACATTCCCAGAACTAACAAGGTACGAGCACGCGAAAGAGGATGGAGAAATTGTTGACGGAAATACTTACAGGGGTATGCGAGAAAACTCATACACTGTAAACCAGGCAGTAGCTCAATCAATTGTCGCTTTAAGCGCGCTAGAGGCAATATGTCGTGCTCATGGAATTCTTCTGAGATGGCAGATATGGACAGACATAGAAAATTATCACGAGAATAAACTTATTGAACATTTTTCTCATTTTGTTCAGAATAAATACACGGTCAATTACCTTCAATTGAATGAGCCACGTATTGATGGCGAAACAGGTGAGGTGTACGGAAAGTATGCTCACGACAATTGGGCCCAGGACTGCTGTGCAGAGCTAAAGAGTAGGTCTAATGGCTGTTTCAACTACGGATACGACAGATACTCAGTGCCAAAGAGCATGCAAAAACACAGTTCTACTTTCACAATAAATGAATTAGAAAAACTAAAAGTAAAAACTCTACGAATAGAAGATAATCGGATAATGGCACATTTCGGCTCGCACGCACATTGGCATTGGGCAAAAAATTTAGTTGAATCAATTTAGGAATGGTTCAAAATACGTGTTGATACATAAGGAAATACACAAAGAAGCATTAAGACAAAGAGTTGTATCAATTAATAACTTCATAAGCACAGAAGACTGTCTTGAGCTTTATGAATTTTGCAAGAACCAAGACTCCTGGCCGAATGACTTCTATGAGCGTGGAGAGCAACGTCGAGAAAACGAGCCACCACGTCCGAATCACGAACTCGTGGGAAAATACACCAAACTTGGTCTTTCTGAGCTCTTGTATTCATTTACTCAAGAAGTTCAGTTTCTGTACCCAGCAGCTTTAAGGAAATACCCAGAGGGAACATCACTGGGCGTCCACTGCGATGGTGTTTCCCTTAATGAGTCAGGTGACTCAATCGATTACATGAGGGACTACGACCCAACCAGCCTTCACCCAACGACAATAACCGAGGGTGCGATGGTCCTCTATATAAACGACGACTACGAAGGCGGAGAGCTCTTCTTCCCTGACATAGACCTAGAAATAAAGCCAAAATCAGGACAATTAATAGCCTGGCCTTCAGGCCCACTCTTCGAACACGGAGTAAAGAAGATATCTAGTGGCGATAGATATGTGGTTACGTCTTTTCTGACAACACCAAAGCTAGCCTTGCTTCATAACATGATAAGACTTAGCAACATTACCCAGTAGGGAATAAAAAATGCCAAGAAAAGCTATAGAGCCAATATTGATTGAATCTTTCGACCACTTGGTTAACAATCTATCAGAATACATAAATTTATTCAAAAAACAAGCAATCATCGTTTTCCGTGGGTTCAAGTTTTCCCGTGAGCAGCAATTGACAATCAGTAGAGCTTTCGGTGACCACATGAATTGGCACCCAAATTCGAACACGCCCATAGAAACATTCTGGCCCTATGAGGAGAACCATTCTTTTTCAATGAGCACATGGGGTCGTAATGATGTTGCAAAAGACGAATATTTATTACTTTGGCACATAGAGCACATGGGTCATAAAAACCCAGCAATAGGTGCAACGTGGAATATGGAGAAATTTGTTTGCGAAAAAGATGCCGGCAGAACCCTGTTCGTCAATATCTCAGACGTGTATGACACGTTCAGTGAAGAAGATACATCTTTTCTAAAAAAGTGCGAAGTATCTGCATTTCAATATTGGGATAAACCAAAAAACGAAAAGCAACAACCAGCAACACATGACGCCGTAGAACTATACGAGCCTTCAGGGAGGCACGCCCTACGGTTAAATGCCGTATTCAAGTATGGAGAAGATTCTTTTTACCTAGAAAGATTTGAAGGAAGAAAACCTTCAGAAGAGGAAAATGAAAGATTCTATGAGCTTGCGTTGAGATTCACGAAGCTTATACATTTTGATGAAGATTTACAACAAATTCACTCATGGGAGGAAAACGACCTGGTTGTAGTTGACTTATTCCTAATGGCCCATGCCGTATTTGGTGGATTCAAGTCTTCCGAGCGTTCTTTTTATGGAATGTGGGCACACAGAAGACTGGGTTCAAAATTCGACTAACCAAAAGAAGACTTGCACGCACGGCAGGTTCCATATAAGCTCTAAAAAACAAATCAAAGAAATAGGGGATTATGAAAAAATCAATACTTTTGTCCATTGCTGCAGTTGTAATCCTTTCTGGATGTGGCAAAGAAACAATCAGAGAAGTTCTTGTCACAACACCACCAACAGTTGCCGCAGCAGCACCAGAAGCGAATAAGTACGACCTCTATCTAGACGCTCTATACAGCTCTTCCGCGCAAGCTCGTTCATGGACTGAGGCTGACTTACTGGAATTTGGTTCAATCGTTTGTGATTCATTTGCAACTGGTTCAACACTCTCAGACATCATTGATGTATTCACAAAATATTCTTCTGGTTCATATGATGATGAATTTTTTGCATCGATAATTGCTGCTTCAGTTACTTTTATTTGCCCAGAATACAAGTCATACGTAAACGCCCAGCTCTAGCCGCCCCCCGCGCGCCGGTAACTCCAAAGGGTCATTTATTAAACATTTTAGCAAGCATCGAAAATTTTTTTTAGTTCTTCTTATTTTCTGGATAAATTTATCCTAAGCACGAACACTGCTATATATATTTACCCCGGGTGTATTACCATTAGCTAGATAATTCCAGATAAATTAAGTTGATAAACCGCGACACTTTATAAAATTATCCCTCTACGGAGAAACGAGCAGGTTAGCAATACATGAGTAGTAACAATGAACAGACATTCATAATCACTATTGAGAAATCAGATGATGAAGATATAAAGAATCTAGAAATAGAATCGCTACTTAAGTCTCTAGTGGAACGAGGCTCGTTCCTTAAGATAAAAGAAATAATTAAAACAGGAAGTAAGAAATAAGAGCTACCACTTGGACTCTACAAATGCGTGAGTCTCTGGAATCTCATCATGTACTACATAGAACGGGTCATATAGTGATTCCCGTAGTTGGTTAGCAAGTGCCGGCTTGGATTCTTCGAGCAGGTTGAAGTACATCTGCCCATAGCGAAGTGGGTATTTATCGTTCTTCTGACGCTCGTACTGGATGCTGACATCAGCAAGGAAGTCGTTGTAGGAGATGTAGTCGTGTGTCATGTTTTCATTATATGATGTATTTATTATGGGGACAACACATGACAGCCTGTATCAGGACACTCAAGAAGTAATAGAAGAATATGAAGATAAGGCCTTCGTCGAGCTAGCAATGAATGAGGAAATCCCATGCTGCGCGGGAGTGCATCCGAAAGAAACGCGATACTACAAAAAGCTAAAAAAGAGGGCAGAAAAGCTTTACGCTTTGGATAAATCTAAGTGAAATAGCTGGAGTCAATTTTCTGCTATTTGGCTCCCCCCGGGAATAGGGGTGTTGTGGAAAGCGTTAAAAAAGCGGGGCTTCTAGGGGGTCACCAAACCCACCCCCACACCCCATACCCACCACCCCAGCAGACGGGGGGCTTCCGATAACCAAGCCCAAACCAAACCACCTCGCAGTGCCACAACCCCAGAGGCAGGTGTGACTATCCCTAATAGATAACTTTCCACCCCACCCAGAGCGACCCCAGAGAGAGACCCCAGAGGCAAGCCCCAACCCAACCCCCTAGAGGTACGCCAGAGGCACGCCAGAGCGCCCTAGAGGTGAGCCAGAGTGACACCCCAATAGACACACCCCAGAGAGGCACACCCCAGAGACACGCCAGAGGGACACCCCAGAGAGGTGCGCCTAGAGGCACGCAACCAGAAGCCCTAGAGACACGCCCAGAAGCCCCCAGAGGGGGGTATATAGTGATGACATATGAGCAAGTCAAAAGGTAAAGAGTATTGCCCTTGTGGTAGTGACCCAGATGGCAGGCGCATACTCACTTGTGATGATGGTGATGATGATGATGAGTAGGTGACCCCTACCTCACCCCTTGCCCACCCCACCCCTCACCCCCCCCTGCCTACCCCACCCATTGACCTACCCCTTACCCCTACGCCCATTGCCATTGCCACCTATCGCTAAGCCACACGGGTAGCACACGGGTACTACTAGGTATCACCTACCTCACCCCATACCCCATACCCATACCTACCCCTTGCCCACCCCACCCCTCACCCCCCCCTGCCTACCCCACCCATTGACCTACCCCTTACCCCTACGCCCATTGCCATTGCCACCTATCGCTAAGCCACACG